TTACAACACCTCCTCACGGGTTTCAGAGTATTTTGCAGGCGGGATATGCTCCGCTTTGGATTTCAGATCAGCCAACACAGAAGGACGCTCTGACTCGCTTCTTTCGTCACGATTTTCCACAGAGTCCTCCATATTCAGGGCTGCATCCAGTTCTGCCAGTCGCTGACTTTTGGCTGTCAGCTCTGCTTCCTGCGGGAACGGTTTTCCAACCTCCGCCTTGGCTGCTTCCTGCTGATTGTAGAGATTATTCAACTGCTCATTGGCTCGTTCTAAGCGCTCAAGGATGCCTGCAAGGGCATTGTCCAGTCGGGTGATATTTCCTCGTGCGTCCGTTCCAAGGGCTACTCTGTGGCTCACAGCGCCCTTCAGGGTCACATCGAACTCGTTCCGGAAACTGTCAAACGAAAGCTCCATCTGAAAGCCACGGTAACTGCCAAGAGGAACCGGATCGGCACTTTTCGTGTCCTTACAAGCCGCAAGGAGGATTTCACCGGCATCTGCCTTTTCGGTGTAGGCTTTGCCCATGATTTCCATGCCGCAAAAGCCATCGGCAATCTGCGGGTGTGCTTCCACGGTTTTAATATCAGCTTCAAAGCCATGAATATAGCCTGTCTGCTTTTCAATCTCAGCCGGGAAGTATTTCAGAAGCTTATCTTCCATACGGTACTGCTGGCTCTGGTGGTCAGCTTTCAGCACCTTCAGCCTTGCCACATCAATGTCCAAGTCCATCTTTTCCTTGATAAGCGGATTGCCGGCACACAGCGCCTTGATCTCCGCATAGGACAGCGCCTGCTCATCCACATCGTCACAGGAGCGAACCGGTGATTTGGAGGTCATAATCTGAGAAATAAACTTCTGCTTGTTTTCCAAGGTCTGATACAGGTAGGCATCGAAGGTTCCCTCGGTCACATACTGATACACCTGAACCTCTTTGTTCCGGTTGCCCTGACGGATGATACGACCGTTTCTCTGGGTCATATCAGACGGACGCCAACCCACATCCAAGTGGTGAACTGCCACCAATTTGTCCTGGACGTTGGTTCCTGCACCCATCTTTTGCGTACTGCCAAGAAGCACTCGCACCTGCCCGGTACGAACCTTGGCAAAGAGGTCTTTTTTCTTTGCCTCGGTATCTGCATCATGGATAAAGGCAACTTCTTCCGCAGGCACACCGTTTGCAATCAGCTTGGTTTTGACATCATCATAGACATTGAAGGTTCCATCATTTTTCGGTGTGCTAAGGTCGCAGAACACCAACTGGGTCAATTTGTCAGCCTGACCGTCCTGCCAGATACGCAGGATATTTCCCACGCAGGCATTGAGCTTGCTGTCAGGGTCATCGGGTAACAGGGTGTTCATTAGCCGCTGATCCAGTCCCAATTTTCGTCCGTCGCTGGTAATCTTGAGCATATTATCGACGGACGGGTCTACAATACCGGCATGAACATCTGCTGCTCTCTCTGAAAGGGAAGCCACCATATCCTTCTGGTACTCAGAGGGCTGAACCACAACCGTTTCAAACTTTGCTTCGGGAACAGGGAGATGCAACTGGTCAGAGGTCTTGATGTCGGCAACCTCCTTGAACATATTCATCAGTTCAGGCAGGTTGAAGAACTTCGCAAATCGGGTTCTGGCACGATAGCCGGTTCCCTCCGGTGCAAGCTCAATCGCAGTTGTTGTTTCTCCGAAGGTCGATGCCCAGGAATCAAAATGGGTCAGGTTCTTTTGCTGGAGCGTACTGTACTGGAGATAGCGCATGACCGTATAAAGCTCGGTCATCGAGTTACTTACTGGAGTACCGGTTGCAAAGATCACACCACGCCCGCCGGTCAGCTCATCCATATAGCGGCACTTCATAAACATATCCGAAGATTTCTGGGCTTCGGAGGTGGACAGACCTGCCACATTTCGCATTTTTGTGTAGAGGAACAAATTCTTGAACGCATGGCTTTCGTCCACAAACAGCCGGTCTACACCCAACTGCTCAAAGGTAATGACATCATCTTTCTTGTCAGCGGCAAGGAGCTTGTCCAGTCTGGCTTCCAATGATTTTCGTGTTTTCTCCATCTGCTTGATCGTGAAGTTTTCGCCACGCTGCCATTTCAGCTCCGCAATCGCACCCTCGATCTCATCAATCTGCTCCCGCAGCTGCCGTTCCTGTCGTTCGGCAGAAAGCGGGATTTTTTCAAACTGGCTGTGACCGATGATGACTGCATCATAGTCACCCGTTGCGATACGAGCGCAGAACTTCTTACGGTTTGCTGTTTCAAAATCCTTCTTGGTGGCAACAAGGAGCTTGGCACTCGGATAGAGGTGCAGGAACTCGTTTGCCCACTGTAAGGTCAAGTGATTCGGCACAACGAACAGGGATTTCTGGCTCAATCCAAGCCGTTTACTCTCCATAGCCGATGCAGCCATCTCGAAGGTCTTGCCCGCACCAACTTCGTGTGCAAGCAGCGTATTTCCACCATATAGCACATGAGCGATAGCATTTCTCTGGTGTTCACGGAGGGTAATATCCGGGTTCATGCCGCCGAAACGGATATGAGAGCCATCATACTCACGAGGTCTGGTGGAGTTAAAAAGTTCGTTGTACTTGGTGGAAAGGGTTTCTCGTCTGTGCGGATCTCTCCAAATCCAATCTCGGAACGCATCCTTGATTGCCTGCTGTTTCTGCTGTGCCAGGGTAGTTTCTTTTTTATTGAGGACACGCTTCTGCTTACCATCTGCATCTTCAATCGTATCATAGATACGAATATCCTTCAGATTCAGCGTTTCCTCCAGAATCCGATATGCGTTGGCTCGCTCTGTACCGTAGGTGACATACGCCGCCACATCGTTGTAGTTGGGAGAACTCTTACCGTTGATGCGCCACTCTGCGGTCAGCTCGGAGAACTTGACCTCAATGGAACGGCGCAAGTAATACGGCGTTTCAAAGGTTTCCTCCATGAACTGCTGAATATAATCGGCATCAATCCATGTTGCACCCAAACGCACATCAATCTCGGACGCATCCAAGTCCTTCGGCTGTGCTTTCTGCAAGGCTTCCACATTGATGTGGAAGGAAGAATCCCTGTCTGCCGCCATCTGTGCGACACGCAGCTTGCTTCTTACATCACCGGAAAGGTAATCATCGGCAGTCTGCCATCCAACTTCCACAGCATCGGGAGCCATCGGGTCTTTGAAGATCACCCCTCGAAGCTCTGCCTGAATCGCATCGTATTCTCCAGGTGTTCCAAGCAGCTGTGCCATAAACGGCAAATCCACCTTGCCACGCTCACCGATAGAGATTGCCAGAGCTTCGGACGGCGTATCCACGCTCGTCACTCTGCGTTCCGGCTTGATGGTTCGCTTGGTGAACATATCCGCCTTGCTTTTCAGATTGCCGTCCTCATCCACATTTTCCAGAGAACACAGGAGATAGTAGGAGGAATCGTCAGCAAATGCCTGACCATTGGCTCGATTATTGATAAGCCCGTTCTTTGCGGCAAACGCATCGTAGGCATCATTCAGTTCTGCCTGTTTCTGAGTAATCATTTCATCCGGGTAATCCTCAAGCTGATATTCGATCAGCTCGTTGACGATACCACGAAGTTCCACCATGCCCATCACACGGTCTTTTGCTTTCTCATTCAGGTCTACACGGCGCATCAGGGAGTTTTCACGGAAGTACACATTGCCATCCACCACGGTATAAGAGAAATTCTTTACATCCGGGGTTGCAGGAATGGTTTCGATTTCCTTACCCTTGTCAGCTTCGGGAAGCTCCACAGCCTGATAGGTTCCTTGGATGTGGGAAACTGCTTCTTTCAGAAGTTCGGACAGTTCCATGCCCTCAATGGGACGCACTGTAATGTCCATGCCGTAGGCGGTACTTTCTTCCACCGTATCGCCCAGAACCATTTCAGGATGAGCGACAAAGTAGCTGTTCATGGTGTGTCCTTCTTCGGTGCGGTCAAGGTTTACCCATTCCGGTACAATGTCAATCGGATGGTCACGCTTTTGCAGGAACAGGATGTCGGACACGACTTCCGTGCCTGCGTTTTTCTTAAAGGCATCGTTTGGCAGACGGATTGCACCAAGCAGTTCCGCCCTCTGCGCCATATATCGCCTTGCGTCAGAGTTCTTGGAATCCATGGTGTAACGGCTTGTCACAAAAGCGACCACACCACCGGGACGAACCTGATCCAAAGCCTTGGCAAAGAAATAGTTGTGAATGGAGAATCCCAGCTTGTCATACGGCTTGTCGGACACTTTGTAGTTGCCGAAAGGGACATTACCCACAGCCAGATCGTAAAAGTCTCGGCGGTCTGTCGTTTCAAAACCGGCTACTTTGATTTCTGCGTTGGGATAGAGCTTCTGAGCAATTCTGCCGGTGATGGAATCCAGTTCCACACCATACAAACGGCTGCTCTGCATTTCAGGAGGGAGCATACCAAAGAAGTTGCCGATACCCATAGCAGGCTCCAGAATATTTCCTGTTTCAAAGCCCATCTGTCCGACCGCATCGTAGATGGAGCGAATGACCGTAGGGCTGGTGTAATGTGCGTTCAGGGTGGAAGCTCTTGCCGCAGCATATTCATCTTCGGAAAGCAGGTTTTTCAGTGTCTGATACTCCTTCGCCCAATTTCCCTTGTCCGGGTCAAAGGCATCTGCCAGACCGCCCCAACCGACATAATTCGACAAAATCTCCTGTTCTTCGGTAGTGGCGTTCCTGTTCTCGCTTTCCAGTTTGAACAGAGTTTCAATGGCTGCGATGTTTCTTGCGAATTTCTGCTTCGGTCCACCTTCACCGATGTTGTCATCCGTGATGTGGAAGTTCACCGCAGGAACAGGTGGGATTTCTCTGGTGGTGATGGACTGCTCAAGCTGAGCGATAATGTCCATGACTTCGGCATTCTGCCATCCGTCCACCTGGGCATAATCCTGAATGATGGTGTCCTTTCCATCTACGCACTGTACGAAGTCCAGACTACCCGGCAGATCTCTGGTATTCATTGCACCCAGGGCTTTTCTCTGCGTGTCAGGAAGTGCATAGTAGGCTCGCAGGGCATCATCAAAGGAACTGTATTCCTTGATGTCCAGCGCACCCCGCTTCTGAATGTCCTCGGCAACATAAAAATGATCGATGAAGTGTTCCGGTTCCTGCTGTTCGGGTTCCGCACTGGCTCTGACCTGTGCGTGTGCCTTTTCGTCAGGGTAGTCCCCATAGATACGGATGCACTTATGCTCCTGCTGATCGTAAACGGCAGCACCATCGTACTTGAATCCGTCATCCTCCATGGTTCCGTCCACATAGCCCTGGGCAGCTTTTTCCGCTTCTTCCAGAGTGTAGTAGTCCAGTTTATCATCGAAGCCGTTTTCAAAGTGATGGTAGGCGGCAACCAGATAGCGGGGAGCCATGCGCTCCTCGTAGCTGTTAATCATCTCAGGTGTCAGCCATTCTGGTTTGTCGGGAATCATTTCATACAGCTCACGCATCTTGGCAATCTGTGCATGGCGGTTGCCTGCCCACAGATGCTTTTCGCTGTGCTGTCCTGCACCAAGGAAGTATTCGCAGTCCATACGCAGACGGTCTAACAGCTGATACTCAGGGGTGTAGTCCCTCGGTTCGGTTTTGCCCAGAAAATCCTCTGTAACGGGCTTTTCTTCGGTTTGGGCATCAACCCTTACCGCATGGTTTCTTTCGTCCTGAGAGAGCATACGCTCGAAATTCTCACGATTCTCGGCACGGAAGATGGGATAAGCAAGCGTAGGGTCACGCAGCTGAACTTCTCTGTCCGTGATCTGCTCCACACGGAAAGCTGTATCGTCCAGATATACCGTGTCACCGACCTGATAATTCCATTTCGGTTCCTCGGAAGCAGATGCTTCCACAACTTCGGCAGGCTCTGCCACAGGCGCTTCTGGCTGAACCGACTCCATCGCAGCTACGGACTGACGAACTTCCTCCAAATAGTCATTGGCAAGCCATTCGTCCGTGAAGTATTCCGTAACGCCTTCCGGGTCTACATAGTAGTCATCGGTCTGATTATCCCAGATCGCATACTCGCCATCCTCGGTATCAATCACTGCGAAACGGTCATAAACATCTTCCAACGGATCAGTTTTAGCTTCTTCGATAGCCTGTCGTTCCGCTTCTTCCTCCGGGCTGAGGTAGCGTCCCTTTCGTATCAGACCGTCGATTCTCTGCACCACCTGCGCCCAGGACATCTGCAATTTATCGCAACCGCTCTTGGTGTAAGCAACACGATTTCTATCTGAGAATTGGATGCAGATGAACGTTGATACGCTAAATTAAGCTCAACGAAGGCTTCAAAAGTGCAAAGAAAATGCCCTGAAATTGAGCGATTCGTACACTGATCATACATGAATCGACAGCCATTAAGGGATTTTTTGGATTTCTTTTTGTAGCCAGTCGGTACTGCGAGCTGTATAGACACGTTCGGTGAGGTCGGAAATATAGTGCCCGATTATGCGTTTCAAAGCGTACTCGTCAACTTCAGCTTTCTTTGCGGATGTAACAAAATGTACACGTCCGTCGTGTCCAGTATGTGCAGGATTTAAGTTGAGTTCTTTAACAGTGACAAGGAGTCTGGCCTCGAACGAAGCGTAGTTGGTATGGGCATTTTTACCTTTAGACATATGATTAAATAAATATGGCGAATTGATTTTGAGGGCTTTTTCGTAACGGGCCTGAATAAGATCATAAATGCGGGAATGAATCGGAACCGTCCGGTTTGTTCCCGCTTTTGTTTTCTTACCGCCAGTGAAGGTCCTATGCTCAAGGTCTACGTTAGCAACCAGAAGGTCACATAGTTCGCCAGGCCGCCATCCGGAATAGCACTGAATCAGAATCATATCAACAACAGGACTCTTATCAAGACTATTCCACAGAATTTCGATTTCTTCATCTGAATATGGGATATGACTATTTGGCTTTCGGACATATCCAGAATCAATCGTAAATTGTCTGGCTGGGTTTTTATCGATGATTCCGCAGGCAACGGCATAATCAAACAGGTTATTGTAAAGTGCTTTAATTGAATCTTTAGCATTATTTTCAGGGTGGCGCTCTTTACCGGCATACAGAATGACACCGTTTTCGATACAGTTCCGCAAATCAGAAATTCTGATTTCACAAACTCGCTTATTCTGGATGGACGAGGAATAATCCCACGATGTGCGATACCGAGCGAGAGTGAAACGACTGACCTTGCCTATGCGGGTTTTATACCACCTCTCGTACAAGTCTTTGAGGGTTGTAGAGCTGCCAAGATCAAACGGATTACGACGAAAATCCAGCAAAGCTTGATAGGCTTCGTTGTAGGTAGCAAAATAGGCTTGCGGTCTTAATGGCTTGCAGATAGGACGGCCTTCTTCGTTCTTTCCAACAGTTACCATTACGCGAAAGGGGTTCCGTAAGTTACCAGTCTTGATCTCTGTAATTTGGCCGAATCCATTTGGTAAGCGTCTACGGCGATTACGCTTTTTGGTTTTGTGGGCAACGACAGTTTGGGAGGGTTCCGCACGAAGAGGATAACCGCAGTGAGGGCAGGAGATGGCTTTATCGCTGGCCTGAAGATTGCACTCTGGGCAGGTGATCAACATTATTATCGCATCCTTTCTTTTTTCTCAGTATAGCATGATGGATGTGCTATATTTCGTACATTGAACAGAATATTGCACAAAAAGCTCGGAAAACCGGGCTTTTTCTATTTGGAAAGCTATTCTAGGTTAAACGATATTCTGCTGGCTGTCAATGGTTCATACATGAAAAAATTAAAAGCATGACGCAGACTCCCGTTTCTTCCAGTAACATCCTTTTAGTACCAAGATGTGGAAATGAACTTGGTAAAAATCAAAAAGGAGTTAAACGAAATGGAACAGACTGTATTTGGAGCCGGAAGTGTCCCGGTACGAGTGGCCGCAAAAGTGTATGGAAGAGATCCATCGTGGGTAAGAGCAGGAATCATTGCGGGATGGCTCCCAATTGGTGAAGCTACAAGGAATGGGGAGAAGATAACTGATATCAAACAGATGGATTCAAAATACGGGAGAATAAGTTACTATATTTCGCCCAAGCTCCTATACGCACAGACCGGTTATGTATGGGAGGGAAAGTGATGCGACACGAGAAACCAGAACTTTCCGAGAAGAACCCGTATCATTTATCTCGGCATCGATACTACGAATTAAAACATTTTTGCTTCCAATACCCTGAGTGGAAAAAGAGCATTGCACTGGCGAGCGGTTGGGAAGCGCATGGAGATGACATTGGCGGCATCGTAAGAGGAAACATCCCTTCTAACCCGACCGAACGCTGTGCCCTTGTACGAGCATACTATTCGCAGCGCATCGAACTGATTGACAGCTGCATTGCCGAGTTAAAAGAGCCAGCGGTTGGATCATACCTATTGAAGGGTGTGACAGAAGGGTTCTCCTATAATAATCTTCGGGCCAGGGGCTGCCCTTGCGGATCGGAGATGTACTATAACCTCTATCGCAAATTCTTCTGGATCCTCAGCCGGGAGCGTGCATGACGCGAAAAATACAGCTGCCTTTATGAAAGGTGGTATGTTGATATGTTTAACTTGATTATCTGGATTTTGATCGTTGTGATTCTGGTCAGGCTGGCAAAGCTGATCGGAGCAAAGACAAACGAGGTGAAAAGCAGAACAAAGAAGAAACACTGATCAAAATGGAGCTTGTGAGAAATCACAGGCTCTTATTTTTTACGTAGACGCGAAAAATTCGCCTTCTATTATGGAAAGAAATAAACAATTTTAGGAGGTATTTACTATGCTGGAGAATATTGTGAAGGGCTTTGAGGAAATGATGAACTCTATTATGGCCGCATTTAACGAGTCGTATAACGACAAGTATGCAGGCTGGAATGAGGGCGAAGAACTCCTCATGCTGAACAATGTTCGGTGTGGTATCCGCTGATGGATTCTGACCGGAAAACGGGCGTATGGAAACATGCGCTCTTTTCTTTTTCTATTTTAGAATAGCGTGTAACGAAACAACGCGAAAATTTCCCTGTGCTTTATGGAAGGATGTCTTCCGAATATGAATAAAGGAGATTGAAATTATGAGCTACCGAGTAAAAATAAATTACGACAGAGGCTATGTGAACGCAATGGACAAGGTCCGCGTGTTTATCGAAAGCAATCAGAAAGTTATGTACGTGAATACAGACGAGTATAAGAATGCTAGGAATGCACGTTCGGCTTATGCCAACGCGATCGCGTTGCTTCGTGCGAACGGAATTGTGAGAGCAACTCGAAGCAGAAATGACCTGTTTCTGATTCGCAACGACATCTAAGGCGTAGAGAGCTTACGAGAAATCGTAGGCTCTTTTATTTTTTTCATCACGCAGAAGCCGTTTTATCCACTACATTATTAAAAGGAGATTTTTCAAAATGCTGTACATCTACTATGCTGTGTTATTCGTTGCCATCGTTCTGGGGCTGCTCTTCGGGATGGCGCTCTACCGCTGGTTCCATTACCGTGATATTTACGAAGTGGGCGAGCTGTTGATTGGCGAGGAGGATTCCCCCGACTGGCCCTATCTGAGCCTGAGCCTGGATGAGGAGGTGAAGAATTTTGAAGGCGACAAGTACATCATGCTGCAGGTGCACAAACTGGACCTGACGCGAGAAAAACATGGTGCTTAATGGAGGAAACTCTAATTACTTTGTAAAGGAGAAAATCAAAATGGAAAACTACGAAAACAAAGAATTGCTGAAGGAAGCGGCAAAGCAATCGCTGGAGAGTCTCAAGGACTTGAAACCGGGTACGGACGAGTACACGAACACGGCGAAGATGGCATTGCAGCTGTACGACATGCAGCTCAAGAGCGACGAGCAGGAGAGCAACCAGAACCTGAAAGAAGATGAGGAACGGCGGAAGGGCCAGGAGGTCATCAACGATCAGGAGAAGGCTGCCAAGGCACGGCGCATTGAGTGGGCAAAGTTTGGCATCAGCTGCCTGACGTTTCTTGGAACGATTGGTACGACGGTATACTGGTCGATCTGCGAGGCTGGCGGTGTAGCGCCGCTTTCCAGAGCAATGAACGATGGTCTCCATGAGATCAAGAGAGGCTTTACGGACAGAAAGTAAAGGAGGAACCGAGAGGGATCGTGGCGAAAGCTGCGGGCTCTCTTTATTTTTTATGAGATATCACGACATACCGCCAAAAGAGTGGACGAGCTACTACGGGAGCGTTTACCGATGCAATCACCCGGTGTATCGTGTCTGTACGCTCTACCGGGAACAGGGGAAAGGCCTGTGCGTGATCCAGCAGCGTTACAACGAGAAAACCAAGGCTACTTACTGGAGCGCCATTGACCCCTGGCTGACCGACAAGATCTATCTGCATGAAGGGTTCCGGCAGTATTTTGACAGCCATGCCAAGAAGAAAAACGCAAAGGGCGAATACCCGACTGTGACCGTACGGCAGATTATGTGGGCACTGCGCATGAAGCCCCTCAAGAAAGAACGCTGGGAGACCGTGTTTGACCGGAGTTTGATCTGAGCGCGTGTAAAGTATCGTAGGCTCTTTATTTTTATAGCCCAATTTGGTATAATATGATAGGGAGGTGTTTTAGGATGCCTGTATTATGTATGTTTTACGGAATCATTGTCCGGATGTATCGAGAAATGGGTGGTAAACATAATATGCCTCACATCCATGCCGAGTATTCTGGGCAAGAAGTTGTTGTTGCATTGGACGGAACTGTTCTCGAAGGAAAGATCCCACGCAGTCAGATGAAACTCTTGGATGCATGGATGGAGATCCATAAAGACGATCTAGCGGCGAACTGGAAGCTGTTGAGCAACGGTGAACAGTTTTTCCGCATTGATCCCCTGAAGTAAGGAGCGTGATTTTAGATGCTGCAACCGAGACTGACAAAAGTTGAGCCGATTGCTCAGATGAAATTACGACTGTACTATGAAACCGGAGAAGTAAGACTGTTCGATGTTGCTCCCTATGCTACCGGTTCTTGGTATGGCATGTTACAAAACGATGGATATTTCAACAGGGTGGCACTATTGCCCGACGGAAGCGGTATCGAATGGCCGGAAGGTCAGGATGTCGCACCCCACGAGCTATATGAGAATAGCGTCGAAATAAAGAGAACGGCTTGATATTTTGCGAAAGAGCTTACGAGAAATCGTAGGCTCTTTTCTTTCACGGTAACGCGAAAAAAAACAGGCTCCTTTATGGAAACGAGAATTTCTGTGTTTACATGAAAGGAGAAACTATTATGCTGAGACACAAAATGACGATCGTTGTAAAGGCTATTGTTGGCGGAAGCAACAGTGGAAGCATTCTGAAGGAGGTAATCCATCGGAACAGCAAAATGAATCGGGAGGAAATTGACCGAAAGATGCATTGGCTTGGTTCCTGTGGAGGACCTGACGGAGTGAGATCAAACTGGGAAGCCGAAGTTGACATGGTAGACTTTGCAGGTATGGTACGTGATTTTGAGCTGTTGAAACTGGTAGGCGCAATTGGAAGCGTAAAAGTAAAACAGAGAGATAGAGATATCGTTTGATAAGGCAAAGAGCTTACGAGAAATCGTAGGCTCTTTTCTTTTGCCCAAACGCGAAAAATTCTCCGTGCTTTATGGGACAAAGGCCCAAGAAAAGGAGAATGTAATATGAACGAATCTATTTTTAAGAAAATTTGGAATTATTCGATTACGGTTGGGCAGATGATCATAACAGCGATCGTGATGGCGATTGTGACCATTGTGGTGTGGCTGTTGTGCTCGGCGTTCCGGCCGAAAGACTGATATTTTAGACGGATATCTGATAGACCGGAGATACACAACTTAACTGGGCTGTCCCGGAAGAAGAGCTTACGAGAAATCGTGGGCTCTTTTCTTTTTGCTCGGACGCGAAAAATACATCTTCCTTTATGGAGGTAAGAGGGCTTACATTGAAAGGAGAAATTACTATGATGAAAGCTATTAAGAACTTTATGAGCAAACCTATTACTTATGGGGCTTATTTCAAATACTGCGCCGCATGTGCAAGCATTGGCTTAGCATGTTGCGGATGGGTGTATTACAAGATGAGCAAGCTGAACAATTGGGTTGATGCAAAAGACGAAGAGAGCAATCTGGAAGAGGACGAAATCTGAAAGATCACGCCCTCTTATCTTTTTTGGTCAAACCGCGAAAAATTCATGTTCCCTTATGGAAGAGATAGCTCAAATGGTAGAGCGCCACTTTATTGTGGAGGTGTGGATTCGATCTCAACTCTCTTTTTTCATTTTTATTTTTGGAGGTTGAACATTATGGAGGACATTATGCTGATCCGGTCGAGTTTTCTGCGCCGCATCATCTCGCAGGTCATCAACAAGATACTGAAAAAGCAGTTGCCCGGCACAGAGGTGCAGCTGGGTGAGGTGCAGGCGAACTGGAGCGAAAAAGAGCAGAAGCTGAAGATCCATCTGGTGGTGGATGCAGAGATGACCAAGTCACAGCTGATGGATATTCTCAAGAAGGCTGATGTGATCTGACGCGAAATTTTCATGGTGCTTTATGAGATGGTTAGTCTCAGAATTATATTTTGGAGGTACGAAACTATGATCGTTTTGAACATCAAATGCAAAAATCCTGAGGAAATGGCTAAATTTCGTGATCGCATGTGCGAGGCACTGGTTGGCTCACCTGCATTCAAAAATAATGAAATTGCAGTGTGCGACTTTACCGACCTTGATAAGGCGTTTTCGATATTTATCGGCAATTCCAACGACCATGATGTGGAATATGATTTAATAGATACGGACTTTATGGAACGTTAATACGAGCTAATCATTAAAGCTAGAGCCGTGGAGAAATCTGCGGCTCTTACTTTTTTCAAAATGGAGGTTAAACATCATGAAAACAGTGGATGGCATCATTCAGCGCTGCACGGACCCGGCAACGAAGAGCGAACTTCAGGCGCTCAAAGAAAACCTTGAGCAGATCTATTCCAAGGTGGAAAACGCGGAGGACTACATGAGCATGTGTGCGGACGCAGATATTTACGAAAACTATCTGAGCGCATCCAATCGACTTTACGAGCTTCTCTATGGCTAAATCATTTTGTGATGGGAGGTTGAACAATGAAACTGACGAAAACATGCGCGAAATTCCTGCGCAAGCACGGTGGAACCATTCTGGCGGTGGCGGCATCTGTAGGCGTGGTGGCAACGGCCATTGAAACCGGGCGGGCAACCGCGAAGGCACAGCACATACTTGAAGTTGACAAGGAGCTGACAAAATTCAACGAAAACGAGTTTGGAGTGACAGAAGAGCCTCCGACAAAGAAACAAATTATTCAGATGTGCTGGAAAGCATATGTTCCAGCTGCGATTCTTGGCGGCGGTACCATTGCCTGCATCCTGGGCTCAAACGCGCTGAACAAAAAGCAGATCGCAGGCCTGACCGCGGCGTACATGGCACTTGGAAAGACATATCAGGAGTATCGCAGGCAGGTGGCAGAGCAGATCGGCGTGGAAGAAGAAAAAGATATTTACAAGGACACGCAGGATGTTCTGGAGGCCCCCGCCCCGGCAGGCACAGACGAAGAAAAGCTGCTCTGCTACGAGCCTATCTCAAAAAGATATTTCCATGCAACGGAAACGGAGCTGATGGATGCCTTCTACAACGTGAACCGGAACTTTGCGTTGAATGGAGAAGTCTCGCTGAATGACTTCTACTCCTTCCTGCCCGGACTGGACTTTATACCGGAAGGAGATATGCTGGGCTGGTGCGCGGAGTATCTGAGCAACGAGTGGGAATATTACTGGATCGACTTCAACTATGCCCGGCAGACAACGGATGATGGACTGGAAGTGTACTATGTGACAGCGTTCCAGGAGCCGATCAAAGAGTATCTGGATTACGACCCGACCAGACGGGAACCATTTTGAATTTTGAAAAGGAGACTGATATTTTATGAAGAAGATCAATTGGTGGAAAGTTGCATCCGTGGCCATGATGGCTGCAAGCGCGATCCTGAGCTTTGGCCATGACCTGATCGAGGAGCAGCGCAGCGAAGAGGAAATGCAGGACATGGTGCGGGAGGAAGTTCAGCGCCAGCTTGCAGAAAACAACCGGTAAACGCGAAAATTTCGGTCTCCCTTATGGAAGAGATATCCAAACTGACAAACAAAGGAGATTGATATTTATGTACGACCATGATTATTATGCAACTCTGGATCAGGCAATGGTGAAGCTGCTGAAGTACACTGCACTGAACAGCCTGCGGACGCTGATCGCGATCGCACTGTATCTGTTCATGCAGCTGGTTCGGCTGTGCGAATACATTGAAGCCTGTTTCCGGATGGAGCGTGACAGTCAGAAGGAAACAGAAATTCGCTTCGAGAATTTGAAGCAGCACGGACATATCTGAAAGGCGAGAGCTTACGAGAAATCGTAGGCTCTTTCTTTTTATAAATTTTTGGAGGTACGAAGATGAACCTGAAAACATTTGCAAAGGCAGTGCGCAGGAGCGCAGGCAAGAACGCATCCAAGATCCTGGGTGGACTGGCAATCACGGGAAGCATCACGGCGGTCTATTTCGCTGTGACCGCGACCCCCAAGGCTATGATCCTGCTGGACGAGAAAAAGCAGGAGCTGGGCGTGGAAAAGCTGGACGTGAAGACCATTGTCAAGACGGCAGGCCCGGTGTATGTGCCAACTGCACTGAGCATGGTGCTTTCGGCGGGCTGCGTCATTGGCGCTGTTCATGTGGACGAGCGGAGGAATGCTGCACTGGCAGCGGCGTGCACCCTTTCTGAGAGTGCGCTCAAGACCTATCAGGACAAGGTGCTGGAGGCCATCGGCCCCGAGAAGGAGCAGGAGATCCGGGAGACCATTGCACTGGAAAAGATGGCCAAGTGCCCCGAACCGGCAACCATCCAGCCTGCCAAGAACCTTGTCGCGACCGATGTTTCCTACGACCAGCGAGTGAAATGCTGGGAAAGCCTGACCAACACCTACTTCTGGACGACCAAGGCCATGATCGAAAAGGCCGTCAATGGGGTCAACAAACAGCTGCTCAGTGACTTCCGGGTGAGCGAGAATGATCTGTTCGACTATCTGGGCATCGACCACTGCGTCAACGGTGACCTGCTGGGCTGGGACACGGATTCGGGGCTTAACGTTGATATTTTCTATGCGTCCCGGCTGGACGAGGACGGGATGCCCTGTCTGACGCTGGAGTATCACACGCCTCCGAAGTGGCTGGGCGGCTATTAATATTTGACCCGGCGCGAAAAATTCAGCTTCCTTTATGGAGGTAATACTCCGACATTATAAACTTATATTTAAGAAAGAGGTAACAAAAATGGACGAAATGACGAACATGAACGAAACTACTATGGAGAACGAGACTTCTGTTGAGGTCGTTCCGGAGGAGAATGTTCAGATGATCGATAACGAGGAAACTTCGAGCAACGGCTCGGGCATTGGTCTCGCTGTTGGTGCTGTGGGTCTGGTTGCAGCCGTGGGATACGGACTGTACCGGAAGCAGAAGGCCAAGAAGCAGAACAAGGACGAGGAGAAGCCGAAGACCAAGAAGAAGATCGTCTGGCAGAAGCCCTGGAAGATCGAGAAGGCCGATTCTGCACAGGTGGACGTTCCTGACGAGGACGTTGAGGAAACTTCTGAAGAGAAGTAATGTTAGGTAAGGCGAGAGCCGTGGAGAAATCTGCGGCTCTTACTTTTTTGTTTTTGAAAGGATGACAACATGGCACAAGTAAACATGCCGAAGAGCAGCATCGGACAGCAGCCTGCCGCAGAGCCCCAGAAGAAGTTCCAGAAGGTCGTCAAGGGAAAAGTGACCCTCAAGGAGCAGAACGATATCCAGAAGATCGCCAACGAGTTCCTGGCCGAGGATCTCAAGACCGTGAAGAACCGCATCGTGGTGGATTATCTGCTGCCCATGCTGAAGAACGGCCTGTGGAGCATTTTCAACTCAGCCGTCAGCATTGCGCTGTTTGGCGAGGACCGTTCCCGCGGCTCTTCGAGCAACTACTCCGGCTCCCGTACACAGCGGAATAGCTACGACACCTACTATCAGGGCGGCTCCGGCAACCGGCAGGGAAATCCGAACCGGGCCGTAGGACGCAGCTTGCAGAACCTGGACTTTGAGTTCCGCGGAGATGCAGACGACACGCTTTCCCAGATGTATGATGCGATTCGCCAGTACGATCAGGTCTCTGTGGGCGACCTGTGGGATCTGATGGGCGTTTCCAACGAGAGCACCGATTACAATTACGGCTGGTACAACCTTGACGGGGCGTTCATCAAGGGCATCCCGGGCGGATATCGCCTGATGCTGCCTCGCCCTGTACCGCTGCGCTGAACAATAAGAAAGGATTGATATTTATGAAGTTCCTGAAAAAGATCGACAAAACCGAAATCATGGAAAAGATGACCCGTACTGCATCCAAGTGCGGCTACAAGCTGAAGAAGGCAAGCCCCACCATTATGATCGTTGGCGCTGCCATTGGTGGTGTGACTGCTACCGTGCTGGCCTGCAAGGCGACCATCAAGGCACAGGATATTCTGACCGAGCACAATGCTCAGGTCGAGAGCATCCACACGACCAAGCAGCAGATCGAGAGCGGTGAGATCCAGCTGATCGAGGGCGAGACCTACACCGAGAATGATTACAAGAGCGATATTACGACCACCTACGTCAAGACCGGCCTGAAGCTGGCAAAGGTGTATGCGCCTGCGGTCACCCTGGGTGCGGTATCTCTGGGCTGCATGTTCGGTTCCCACCACATCATGTCCAAGCGCAACGCGAGCCTGACTGCGGCTTATATTGCTCTGGACAAGGCCTTTGAGGAGTACAAGAGCCGTGTATCAGACCGCTTTGGCAGCCGCGTTCAGGAGGAGCTGGAGCACAACATCAAGGCTGTGGAGCTCGAGAGCAAGAGCACCAACGAGCAGGGCGTGGAGGAGACCATCAAGGAATACAAGGACATCGCCATGCAGCACACCAGCCCCTATACCTGCATCTTTGACGAGACCGTGGACACCTGGCAGCCTGACAACATGCTGAACCGCAACTACCTGTTCCTGATGGAGCAGGCGGCAAACAAGCGTCTGCGCACCCAGGGGCACCTTTTCCTGAATGATGTTCTGGCATCTCTGGGCACCCACGGAGGTGTGACCCTGAAGACCCCGGAAGGCCAGATCGTGGGCTGGATCTATGACCCGAACGACCCGACCCGACAGAACCACGTGGATTTTGGTGTGACCAACTATGTCAAGGGCGACGAGGCACTGAACAGCTTTATCAACGGCGGGGAGCGCTCGGTGATGCTGCGGTTCAACTGCGACGGGCCCATCATCGACAAGATCTGAGACTGATATTTTGGAGGAATACGCTATGACCAGATTCGTTAAGAGACTGTCTTACCTGTTTGCTGCCATGGCCGGAGTCTGCTTCGTCTCTGGTCTGGCGGTTCTTTCTGAGTGAGGTGGAACGATGGAAACTTTGGAAAGCACTTTCCTGTTTCTGGACTATCTGACCGATACCAAACGCAAGCGCCACATGGTGGGAGGCATTCTGATGAGTGTCTCCCTTTTCTTTGGCGGACTGGCGTTTACCATGATGACGATCAAAGGAGACATCGACAATGAACAAGACCGTGCGTGATATTCTGCTCTTTGCAGCAGGCTTTGGGGCAGGTGCCCTTGTGATGCACACCGTTTTCGAGAAGAAATACGAGGCCTATTACGGCGAACGGTACGAGGCCGAGCGTGAGAATCTGCGGCAGAAGGAAGCCGATATGGACAAGACCATCGAAGAAAGGGCGACCCAGAAGAGCTTTGAACAGCTGGCCGGGAAGTACCGTACCGAATCTGACCCGGAAGATGTGGTGGCACATGAGGCCATTGAAGTCATTGAGCCGGATCAGTTTGGTGAACTGGACGACTACGAGACTTCCTTCCTGACCTATTACGCGGACGGAACGCTGGTGTTCGATACGGAGGATCAGCCTGTGGACGAAGATGATATTCCGAAGATCATCGGCAACGAGGCGCTGGACCGCATTGGTGAGTTCGCAACGAGCACTGTTCATGTCCGCAACCACAACTACCACAAGGACTACGAGATTCTCCGGGTTCGGGAGAACTGGCCCGGCAACCACGACGATGAGGAGGATGAATGAACTTTATGAGGGAGACGGAGCAGTATTATGACTGGCTCTACAAGATCGTCTGCGGCGAATGGGAACCCCGGAACCTCAGCTTTCACCGCTTACTGATGTATCTTTTTAACCGGGATTATATTCCGGCGTGCGAAATGGATGTCTGCCGGGCAACGGACGGCATCAACCTGCGGTACCGCTTTGCATCGGAGAATAATATTCCGTACGGAAAGATCGATGCGGTATTTCAGGGCGTACCCTGCTCTATGCTGGAGATGATGGTGGCGCTGGCGATCCGCATCGAGGAGCACATCATGGAAGACCGCAGCATGGGCAACCGTGTGGGGCAGTGGTTCTGGAGCATGGTCGTCAGCCTGGGTCTGGCTGCCATGGACGACACCCGTTTCAGCGAAGAGCGCGCGGAACCGATCCTGGCCCGGTTTATGGATCGGGACTATCAGCCGAACGGGGCTGGCGGGCTCTTTACGATTACCCGTACGTCCATCGACATGCGTGCCATTGATATTTGGTACCAGTTGATGAACTGGCTGAACGAGAATGAGTTTTGATGACGTATGAATCAAAAATCTGCATCCCTATGGAAGGATTCGTTGAGAAGATACTCGACGATTCCCATGTGATGCTGCGAATCACGGCGTGTCGAGACGAGAATAACATTGGTCGGCTGATTCTGGCTGACCCGAATTACTGGAGGAAAATTGACAATGGAACTGACTGATATTTTGATCGACCTGAGCAACAGCAAGGCTGCACTGGAGGTGGCCAATCACACCATCCGCCGCATGAAGGGCAAGTGCATCCGGAAGAACATTCTCATCGCTGGTCTGCTGTGGTTTGGCTTTGTTTCCTGCAAGATGGTGAACGAGGCAGAAAAACAGCGCAAGGAAGCCGATGAGCGTGCCCGCGAGGCAGAGGCAACGCTGGCCCAGATGACCCTCCAGCAAGAGAAAGACGTATAAAAACCTCGGAGAAAGGAGGAAGTCAGTTACCAATGATTGATTTCCTGATGATTGCAACGCGGACGGGAAAACGCGGGACAATCGAAATTTATCCCAAATTCATCATCAAGAAGTCGAAAGACCTGATGATCCGGGGTTCTGATTTTTACGCGGTCTGGATGGAAGAGCGGGGGCTCTGGAGCACGGACGAACAGGATGCGCTCCAGATGATCGACCGCGCGCTGGATATTTACGCGGAGGAACACAAGCAGGTCTTCAATGACAGCTACCGTGTTCTGCACATGTGGGACGCGGAGAGCGGGATGATCGACAACTGGCACAAATACTGTCAGCGTCAGATGCGGGACAACTACCACACCCTTGACGATACATTGATATTTGCGAACACCCCTGTCAAGAAGGAAAGCTATGCGTCGAAGCGGCTTCCGTATCTTCTGGAGGAGGGAAGCATCAGCGCCTACGACGAGCTGATGACTACCTTATATTCTCCTGAGGAGCGGAAGAAGATCGAATGGGCGGTTGGCGCGATCGTAAACGGCGATTCCCGCAAGATCCAGAAGTTCCTCGTGCTCTATGGTCCACCCGGCAGCGGTAAATCGACCGTGCTGAACATCGTCCAGAAACTTTTCGACGGGTACTGGTCGGTGTTCGACTCCAAAGTGCTGGGGTCATCGTCTAATGCGTTTGCGCTGGAGGCGTTCAAATCGAACCCGCTGATCGCGATCCAGCACGACGGTGACCTTTCCCACATCGAGGATAACACCCGGCTGAACTCGCTGGTATCCCACGAGACCATGCTGGTGAACGAGAAATTCCGTAGCCAGTATTCCAGCCAGTTCAAGTGTTTCATGTTTCTGGGCACCAACAAGCCCGTTAAGATCACGGATGCAAAATCGGGCCTGATCCGACGACTGATCGATGTGGAACCTACCGGCGAAAAGATCCCTGCAAAAAAGTACCGTGACCTTGTAGCGAAGGTGGACTTTGAGCTGGGTGGCATCGCATGGCACTGCAAGGAGGTATACGAGCAGAACAAGCATCTCTATGATGATTATATTCCGACCCGTATGCTGGGTGCATCGAACGACTTTTACAACTTCATGCTGGATTCCTTTTATATTTTCAAGAAGGAGGACGGTGTATCCCTGAAGCGGGCCTGGGCGATGTACAACACCTACAATGACGAGGCAAAGGTAGCGTACCCATACTCGCGCCGTGCGTTCCGGGAAGAGCTGATGAACTACTTCGAGGAGTACAAGGAACGCGCGGAGACCGTGAATGGCGAGCGGGTGCGGAGCTACTACAGCGGCTTCAAAGCGGAGAAATTCAAAGAGTTCCTTGACGAACCTGTGAAGGCAGAAGAACCCACTGCCGAGCCGGAAACGTCATGGATCGAGTTCAAGGAGCAGCATTCTCTATTCAATGATATTTGCAAGGACTGCCCTGCACAGTATGCGACAGACGATGGGATTCCGATGCAAAAATGGGAGAATGTCAAGTCAAAATTGGCCGAACTGGATGCTTCGAGACTGCACTACGTGAAAGTTCCGGAGAATCACATTGTCATCGACTTTGATATTCCCGGGCCGGATGGAAAAAAGAGCTTCGAGCGCAACCTGGAAGCTGCTTCCAAATGGCCCCTGACCTATGCGGAGCTGAGTAAATCTGGTGCGGGCATCCACCTGCATTATATTTACACCGGCGATGCAACGAAGCTGAGCAGGATCTACGACGAGAACATCGAAGTCAAGGTGTTCACGGGGAAGTCCTCTCTGCGGAGAAAACTGTCGAAATGCAATGATATTCCGGTTGCGACCATCAGCAGCGGCCTGCCACTGAAGGGAGAAACGAAAATGGTTGATACAAAGCAGATCCAGGATGAGCGGCACCTGCGTATCCTCATCAAGAAAGCCCTTGCCAAAGAGATCAGCCCCTATACGAAGCCCAGCATTGACTTTATTGCGCACATCATGGACGAAGCCTACGAGGGTAATGTCGTTTACAACGTGGACGACATGCGAAATGCGATCCTGGGCTTTGCCGCCAGCAGTACGAATCAGGCGGATACCTGCCTGAAGATCGTAGCGAAGATGCACTTCAAATCGAAGGATGATATTCAGCGGGAGGCCCCTGCGGGGGAGGAAACGCCATTGATATTTTTCGACGTGGAGGTGTTCCCGAATCTGCTGCTCGTAAACTGGAAGTTCGCCAAGCAGGAGCCTGTGCACCGCATGGTGAATCCTACGCCGGAGGAGATCGAGAGCCTGACAAAGTATCGGCTGGTCGGCTTCAACAACCGCAAGTACGACAACCATATCCTCTGGGCCCGCATGATCGGGATGCCGGTGGAGCAGATCTATGCGCTGTCCAACCGGATCATCAACGAGCACACGGGCTTCTTTGGTGAGGCGTACAACTTGTCCTACACTGATATTTACGACTTCTCGTCGAAAAAGCAGAGCCTTAAGAAGTTTGAGATCGAGCTGGGCATCCACCATCAGGAGCTGGGACTTCCGTGGGATCAGCCGGTGCCGAAGAGCCTGTGGGACAAGGTGGCCGAGTATTGCGACAACGACGTGATCGCGACCGAGACCCTGTTCTACTCGAAAAAGCGTCAGGCAGACTTTGTGGCGCGAGAGATCCTGGCAGACCTTGCCGGCATGACGGTGAACGACACGACAAACTCGCTGACAACACGCATTATTTTCGGCAAGGAAAAGCACCCCCGGCTGGTCTACACCGACCTTGCTACGGGAAAATCCGATGCGATCGTGGAAGTCGAGCCTGATATTTTGACGGACTGCAACATCATCAATGCCTTTCCAGGTTACGAGTGGGCCAAAGGCGAGGACGGCAAGTACCACAACATGTTCCGGGGCACAGACCTGGGCATGGGTGGTTATGTCTACGCTGAGCCCGGGATGTACACGAACGTAGCTCTGCTGGACGTTGCGTCGCTGCATCCGCATTCGGCTGTTGCCATGAACTACTTTGGCGAGTACACCAAGCATTTCAACGACCTGATGGATGTACGAATCTACGTCAAGCACGGCGAGTACGAGAAGGCAAAGGGGCTCTTTGGCGGTAAACTGGCGAAGTACCTCGATGATCCGCAGCAGGCAAAGGCTTTGGCGCAGGCGTTGAAGATCGCCATCAACTCGGTTTACGGGTTGACCAGTGCAAGCTTCGACAACCCGTTCCGCAACCCCAAGAACGTCAACAACATTGTGGCGCTTCGAGGGGCTTTATTTATGCGCACTTTGCAGGATGAAGTGCAGCAGCGCGGCTTTAAGGTCGCGCATATCAAAACGGATTCGATCAAGATCCCCGATGCGACCCCGGAAATCATTGCGTACTGCATGGATTTTGCAAAAAAGTACGGCTATACGTTTGAGCATGAGGCGACCTATGAGCGGATGTGCCTGGTGAACAATGCCGTTTATATTGCGAAATACATGGCTGCCGACCAGTGCGAGGCGCTTTACGGTTATATCCCGGGCGACTGCAAGGACGAAGGCGGCGAATGGACGGCTACGGGCACACAGTTCCAGGTGCCGTATGTGTTCAAGACCCTGTTCTCCAAGGAGAAGATCGAGTTCACTGACCTCTGTGAGACAAAGACCGTTTCCAAGGGCGCTATCTATCTCGACAAGAACGAGGACCTGCCTGAAGGCGAACACGATTATATTTTTGTGGGACGCGTGGGACAGTTCTGCCCGATCATGCCGGGAAAGGGCGGCGCTCTGCTGCTGCGGGAAGCGGGCTTGACTGATACCGGCGAACGGAAATATGCTTCTGTGACCGGAGCAAAGGATTACCGCTGGCTGGAAAGCGAGGCGGTCTATCAGCTTCAGATGCAGGAGGATATCGACAAAAGATATTTCAACCGGGAAGTCGATGAGGCAGTTGAGGAGATCTCCAAGTACGGCGACTTCAACTGGTTCGTTGGTGACGATGGCGTTGCTCCCTGGACAGCACCGGATCTTCCATGGAGCGATGCGCAGGAAGAAGCAGCAAGAAATTTTGACGTGAGGTGATATTTTATGGCAAACAAACTTTGTGACAGTAACAAACGTGTGATTGGTAACATTACCGATGTTGTTAGAACGGTGGATGGGGAGACGATGATTACACTGGACACAGGCCATACGTTCCAGTTTAAGTCTTATGACATTTATTGGGATAAGGGACATAATTGCTTCATTAACAAACCCTATTACCCGGGTACGTTGAACATCGCACATGCAAAAGAGGCGACGGCAATGAATGCAGCGGTTATTAAGAATGTGATTTTTGCTCCTCCGGCCACGATCGTTTACTGGTCGGATGGTTCCAAGACCGTTGTGAAGTGCAGCGAGAAGGATGTTTTCGACCCGGAGAAGGGGCTGGCCATGGCGATCGCAAAGCGTTGCGGCGGCAACAAGGGAAGCTATTACAAGGAGATCCAGAGCTGGGTCGAGAAGAGTGAGAAGAAGTATCCCGGGAAGCCCACTGCCGGAAAAGCTGTCAATCTGGATGTGCTGAAAAAGTACAGTTCTGAGGCAAATAAGGATTTTGAGAAGTTCCTCAGCGCTGCCACGAGCAACAATCAGTCTGATGCACTTCTCCACCTGACAGCACTCGTGGCGGATCTGAAAATTCTGGAAATCGAATTCAACAAGTAAAAAGGAGACTGATATTTATGTACACCAAGCGCCAGAAAGTCAATATTGACGACACCCGCTTCATCTTTACTACCAACTTCAGCGGTGATCCCAGCCGTGACCGCTTTGGCTCGGACAAGCGCCGCGTCAACGTGGTGATCCCGGCCATGGAGCTGGTGAATCACCTCATGGATCTCGGCGTGAAGGTTCGTCAGACCAATCCGAATCCTGAGCGCACCTACGACGAGCCGTTCGTTCCGACCTACTTCGTGCCGGTGACGATCAATATGGATTCCAAGTGGCCCCCGCATATCTACTGGGTCACCACTTCTGGCAAGCGCCTGCTCTGCAACACGGACACGATCAGCCAGCTGGACTTTATCCGGGTCAAGAACGTCTGTCTCCAGGCAAACCTTGTCGAGAAGCGGAACGCACCCGGCGAGTACAGCCTGTATGCGGATGTGATGTACGTTGAGCAGGATGCGGATGCTGATCCGTATGCAGAGCGCTATGCCCGGTTTGCAGCTCCTGAAGCAGATATGGCAGAGCCGAGCGACCACACCGAAATTCCGTTCTGAGGTGACGCATATGAAGAAACTGTTTATCAGCGCACCGATGAAAGGCCGCACTGAAGCACAGATCCGGGCAACCATGGAGCAGATGCACCATATTGCTGAGGCTGTGTTTGGCGAGGAGCTGGAGGTGATCCAGACCTATATTCCTGATCCTCCGAGTGGCATGAACCAGGCACTTTGGTGTCTCGGCGAAAGCATTAAGATGCTGTCGGAGGCCGATTACTTTATCGGGATCTACGATGAAGAGAAAGCGTACCGTGGTTGTGCAATCGAGAACCAGGCCGCAAAGACTTACGGCATTCCCAGTTACACCATCAACCTGAAGTATGTGGCTCGGGATGTCGTCGAAGCACGGGCGAAAGAGGCTCGTAAGTATAGCTGCTTTGGTTGCTAATCAATGATATTTCGAGTGCCGGGGTCAGTCCCTGGTCGAATGCCCAGTCGGTGAGTGCCCACGTCGCAAATGGCGGCTCTAAGGAAACAGCTCGATTTATATTTTTGATGTGCAATTTGGGAGGTTGACAGTATGAAAGTTCTGAGGGTTCGCCCAAAGCATTACCCTGAAGTGATCGACATTGACTGTTCTCTGGAATCGCTCCAGAAAGAGGTGGAAGGCCCGATTCAGGCTGTTTACCCGTGGGACGATGAGGTTGCATTGATTTGCAACGAAGAAGGAAAGCTGCATGATGATTGCATGGAGAAACTCAACCGGACGCTCGACGGTCCTTATGGTATCCCCATTGATATTATCGTTGGGACATTCCTGATTGTAGGCCTAACGGAGGATGATTTCGGTGAGCTTTTGCCGGAGTTCGTCGAGAAGTACGAGAAGATGTTCCATCAGCCGAGAAAGTTCGTCACCTACACGGATAGTGAAGGCAAATCTCATCTCGACGTTGATTATTGTACACCTGAAGAATAAGCACATGAGAGCTCCGGAGAAATCTGGGGCTCTTTTATTTGAGTCATTAGCATGGGCTGTACGGTGGGTTCGATTCCCGCATGACTCGCAACCGGGCCAGAGAGCCTGATATTTGAATAACAGAAGGAGTAAGGATTATGAGCAGAGAAAAAGTAAAAGAGATCGTCGATTACATGGTTTCGGAGGGTACACAGAACACCAACTACGGCAGCTGGGCCTTTGATATTCCGGAACTGTGCGACAAGTTCGACCTTCCGCTGGAATGGTTCTATAAGCACAACGATGATATTTGCCGCGAACTCGGCGAGCGTGATGAGATTGCTGATTATGAGCAGAATTACGACTGGAACAACCATCCGCTGGATTACGACCTGGTTTATTACACGGACTTCTGCCATTTTGAGGAGGCGTGATATTTATGGGCGGACTTCGCAGAGTAGATAAGGCTTGCAAAAAATGCGGCGCTATGATGTATCAGGTTCCGTCAAAGAGATTGTACTGCGATAAATGTCGAGACACCGTACCGCGTAACATGTCAAAGACGGAAGAAAAGCCTAAAAAGCTCACACTGTCAGAAATCATGCGCGAAGCAGACAAGGAGGGCTTGCAATATGCGTCCTACTGCAAAAAGCACGGACTTTACTAAGAAAAAAGAGCTCTGGAAGGTGTTCAGGAAGCACCGGAAAGAGCTCTTTGCTTATACCGTCAGAGGGGAGGGTAAGGATGAGGAAGAGGCGACGATTTCGCTTCTGGCCTACGAGAATCACTGTAAGAAAAGTGCCATTTATGTGACGTTGGAAATGAGGTGAGCGACCTGATGGCAGGTGTAACGCTCTACGACTACCAATTGGATGCGATCAACCGTATGAAAATCGGCTGCATCTTATGCGGAGGCGTAGGAAGCGGAAAATCAAGAACGAGTTTGGCGTTCTACTACAAACTTTACGATGGGGAGGTGAACACGGAGAATTATGTACGTATGACAGAGCCCCCGGATCTTTACATCATCACAACTGCCCGGAAACGGGATACGGGAGAGTGGGACGAAGAACTGGCCCATTTCTATATGTCTACAGATCCAGGGCATGATATTTACGAGCACAAGGTCGTTGTGGATTCCTGGAACAATATCGGAAAGTACGTTGACGTGAAGAATGCGTTCTTTATATTTGACGAGCAGCGAGTCGTTGGAAAGGGCGCATGGGTGAAATCTTTCTACAAAATTACGCAAAATAACGAGTGGATATTGCTCAGCGCCACCCCCGGGGACTGCTGGACAGATTACATCCCGGTGTTCATCGCCAATGGGTTCTATCGAAACAGAACGGACTTTAACAACCAGCACGTGGTATACAGCCAATTCTGTACGAAGTACCCGAAGATCGATCGGTATCTGAATACCCAGCGCTTGGTACGGCTGCGGGAACGGATTCTGGTTGACATGGACTTCGAGCGGCCGACTGTTTCGCACCATGAGAATGTATTTGTGGATTACGACAAGGTGAAGTATCTGTCGATCTGCAAGAACCGGTGGAATCTCTGGGAGAACAAGCCAATCGAGACCGCCAGCGAGTTCTGCTATCTGCTGCGGAAGTTGGTGAACGCTGATGCAAGCCGACAAGAAAAAGTGCTGGATATTTGTAAAGGCAGACCCATGGTCATCATCTTCTATAATTTCGATTATGAGCTTGATATTCTGATGGGTCTGGACTACGGCAAGGATACCGAAGTTGCACAATGGAACGGGCACAAGCATCAGCCGCTTCCTGAAGGCGACAGGTGGGTGTATCTGGTGCAGTACAATGCCGGTGCTGAAGGCTGGAACTGCATCAAGACGGACACCATTATATTTTACAGCCAGAACTACTCATATAAGATCATGGAGCAGGCCTCTGGGCGTATCGACCGGCTGAACACACCGTACAAGGACCTGTACTACTACCATCTGAAGAGTAGGAGTGGTATTGATCTGGCAATTTCGAGAGCCCTGAACTCGAAGAAGGCGTTTAATGAGAGGAAATTTTATGGAGAGCAATGATATTCGAGACCTGTTTCCCAAGGAAATCGTAGAAAAAGCCAACAAAGAAATGATTGATTACGCAGTTTCTGATGAGTTGGCGCTCAAAATGATGCTTCGCGCCACCAAGGATGCTGCTTTTCAGAATTTCCTTGGAAATTATGTTATTGGCGCGATTGGTAAAATTATTGAAAAGTTGGAGGCGGAAAACGGATGACACTGTTTCATGGAATTTACAAGTGCCGCTTGTGTGGAGAATGTTTTGAATCCGTCGCAACCGGATCCAAAGACACCGCATTAAAGTCCGTTGCCGGGGCTGCTTATGATGGTAAATGGTACCCTGAGGGTGGTGGAATTGGTGTATACATACACGATTTTCACTCCTGTAAAGATGGAAGTTTTGGCATAGCTGATTTTCAAGGATACAAAAAGGAGGAAGACAAATGATCAAAGACTCTGGAGACCGCACCGAATTTGAAACCGGTGCCAAGCGCGATATGCATGCAGGAAAAGGGCGGATGGACCTTCTGCCTTGGTACGGCATCATGGAGGTCAGTAAGCACTGTGAGGAGGGCGCACTGAAGTATGGTGAGCACAACGTAGACAAGGGTATTCCGCTGCATTCGCTGCTGGACAGCGCTTCTCGGCATCTGGCAAAGTACATGGTTGGCATGGACGATGAGGACCACCTGCGAGCTGCCTGTTGGAACCTACTGTGGGCTCTTAACCAGCGGGAAACGCACCCGGAGCTGGATGATAGGTTTGCGGTCGAGCAGGAGAAGGCAAAGAAAAAACGTCCCTGGATATCTGTCGAGTGCACCAATTGCATGAAGCGCTATCCGATTGCTCCTGAGGTATGGTCATATAATGCAGACGGAGTTTCTATCTATAACAAAATTTTGAGATGCCCATTTTGTAAAGCAAACGAGGTGCACAGATATATCGGCGACCTTGACGGATATGCAGATCCTGACGAGACACTCGTTGCCGTTAAATGCGGTGGCTGTAATGCTCATTTTGAGATTCCTACATCTAACTGGAACAGTATGAAGGAGTGCACAATCCATAACGGTGAGGTTCTGGCACATTGCCCTCACTGCGGAAAGGACACTTTTATTTCGGAGGTAAGCGCTGATGAATAACTGGATGCGCGAAGTGGACTATGCGACCTACTGTCCGAAGTGCAAGAGCTTCAAGGTGCTGGAGACGGATGAACCCTGCCATGAGTGCCTGACGGAGTGCGCGCGGGAGGGGACGGTGAAACCGCTGAATTTCAAAGAGGCTAAGGTTAAGATCAAGTAAGGCGCGAAAAAAACGGGGTGCTTTATGAGATGGTTAGTCTCAAAATTATATTTTGGAGGTTTTATTATGAAATCTAAAAAGTGGTATCAGCATGATCGCTATGTCGAAAGTCTGGTAGGAAGCAGTATTGCCGCAATCGCAAGCATCGCTGCAGTGGCATGGAGCATTTGGAAGCTCGGTGTATCTGATGGTGCTGCAATCGAGGCGGAGTATATAAGCGACCTGATGCATGATGAACTTGGCGATGATTGGGAAGAACACAGAGTTAATTTGAATAAGAAAATCGACGAAAACTTTGAGAAGCACATAAATAAGTGAAATGCTGAGCCGTGGAGAAATCTGCGGCTCTTTATTTTTGGCGCGAAAATAACAAGCTCCTTTATGAGGTAAACTCATATTTGAAAGGAGATACTTATTATGAAAAAAGCGTGGAAAATTGGTATTAGCACTATTGCTGGTATTGTTGGAGCGTGTGTGTTGATTCGTATTCACAATGCAGAGGTTCGCAAAGTATATTGCGAACGCTATGGAAAAGGATATGATGAGGGATATGCACTTGGACTTTATCAAGGGAAGTTGATGGGTGCCAATGACCTGTATATGAATGCTCATAATGGGAGTGAATATTTCAATAATTATATGATTGAAGCTAGGAAAGAATTTGTTGAGACAAATACAAAACTCAATAAATAAGAGAACTGGGCCGTGGAGAAATCTGCGGCTCTTTATTTTCTGAACTGTAACAAAAAGGAGCGATTCAAATGCACGAGATTCAGGAAAAAGCCACGACCCATAAGGTCTTCATGAAAATCATCCGCCCTTGGCCCGGACGAAGCGGATATTTAGAAAAGTTCTCTGATTTAACCTCGAACGGTATGGCAAGGTTTCGCTTTGAGGGTGATAACTACGATACCATCGCCCATGTGAGCAATATGGAATATAAGGTATATGACTGATTTCAAATCTAATACACGAAGAAAGGAGTAACTATGCTACGAAAAATCGCTTAGTATGTCAAAAAGATATTCTGTAGGACAATTTGAAAATCTATATTTGAAGGAAGATGCTTGTATGCAACGTATAAACATCAAATGTTGCCATTGTGGAGACTATACCCCATTTATCGCAGAGGAGAACATTGAAGTTATTCCTCAAGTTAATCTCACAAGAACCGACATGGATATTTTGGACTATATCGCTGAGGCATTGGCGAAATGCGATTGCTTGTGTACGTGTAATTTCTTACGCCGGGTTCAGAGTGAAGTGACAAAAATCGTAGAGTATCAGGAGGAGCAAGCGGCAAAATGAGAAACATGTCTAAGAAAACCTGGAAACTCCGGGTTTGGAATCACATGACCGAGATACAGAAGCTGGATATTCTGCTGAAGCACGCTAAGGTTCCGCATACTTATGGACGTCGTTGGCCAGAGATGGACAGACCGAACTGTCAGGAGTATCTTCCGGGTGGACGGCATTTGGGGTTGGGGTTCCTATGGCTTTGAGCAGGGGCTTATCGAGGTGATGGGCACGCAGGCACTTGGCCATGATGATGTTGAAGGCTGGCTCACGGCTCGTCAGGTCACGAAGATGTGGAGGTGTAGAAATGCTGCGCAAAATCGCTGAATTTGTCAAAAAGATATTCCGCATGGAGCCAATTCCGACAACGGTTAATACCTTGCGGGAGGCTTTGCGGGATTTGGAAGTGGCTCGGAACCATTTTGATCACTGCGACCCGGAATTTGTGGATGCGGCTATTTTTGAGTTGAACGCTGCGGAGTGCCGGGTGGACGCTATGAGGAGGTGTGTGGGGTGACAACATTCTATTTTTCAGCTTACAAATGCAGCTTATGCGAACAGAAATTTAATGATGGCCTCTGCTATGTGGGGCTGGCTGATGCTCTAAATCATGTAACCGAATTGAAAAAATATGAACCGGTTCATCACTGCGAACATGGAAATATTGGTTTCGGAAAGTTTGCAGGGTTCGAAAGGGTTGATAACGATGAATGATATTTGGACAAAGCTCGGAGTGTTCTTCGGACATGTGCTGGCCTTGACCATGGTTATCTGCGCGTGGCTGATTATCATTACAGTTACGCTGAAGGTAATTTGGTTCACGCTATTTCGGATTTTGCTGTGAGGTGAGAAGCATTGGAGGAATACTTATATAATCAAGCACTTCAAAGCATTCGCTACGGCGGCATGAGCACGAATGAAATGCGAGAATACATGGCCTTGATTGACAAATACACAGAAGTGGAAATATTGTATGCAAATAATGCGCCGATAGAGTACGTCGTTAAAAGTCCGAGCGTAGATATTTGGAGGTATGAAGCGCCTGTAATAACCCCAAAACGACAGAATCTCGTGAAAGATATTTTGTTTAAAATCGTCGGTGCTTTGAACAGCATTATTGACTTTATCGTTACGGTATTGGTGGACTAGGGGAGTGATTTATGTATTTTCCAGGACTTGAACTTTATCGAGTGGAATCTGTGTCCAGAAAATATTTCAGATTTCATATGGTGCTTGCTGTAAGAGAGGAAACCATGATTCTGAACGCAAACTGGTTCGGATTAGAGCTTCCGTTTCGCTATTATCCGTGCTGGCTAGAACGTCTGGACTGGCCTATGGGTTATGTGTATGATCCGCTGAATTTTGAGAGGTTAGAAGCATGATAAAGTATACCTTTATTTTTTCCTGCACGGACAATGGCGGTGGGCATCAGACATTTGAAGTCAGGGCGACCGACAAGCAGGAAGCTATCCGTAAAGGCATGAACATCGCAAAGAAGTTCGCTTGCGGAGATATCTGTGGTGACTGGGAGTGTAAGTTGAAGCGAGAGGATAGTTTATGAACGAAGACTTTGGAGCGATTACCATTCTTGCTCCTAAATGCCAGAAGTGTCCGAAGGTGAAATCCTGCGACCATAAGCGAATGGCACACCTTGGATATATCATCCCAATAGAAGGTATTCGTGTCAGCGAAAAGCTGAATTTTCAAAAGCAGTATTTTGAAGCAATAAAGAAGGAGAGATATTTATGAAAATCGTTGAACCTAAGTACGAAATCCTCACTGATATTTCTGAGGGAGGCATTAAGGAACTCCAGCAGATCGAGCTGGTGGCCCGGGTCTGCTACAAGAGCGAGGACAAGATCACGCCGGATGGTGAGTCGGCAAAGAAACTGGTGGGCTTTCTGGTGAAGCAGGGGCATGAGGCTATGTTGGAGCATTCTCAGCTGTCCGTGCTGTTTACCTGTGACCGTGGCGTGGCCAATGAGCTGGTGCGGCACCGCATTGCGAGCTTTGCGCAGGAGAGCACGCGGTACTGCAACTACTCGAAGGAGAAGTTTGGCGGAGAGTTGACGTTTATCTGGCCTTCTTATATTCGTGGCGAGCAGTATTGTGAACTGAACGATAGCGAGGTTACGATCAAGAGTTCGTTCCTTGAAGCCATGACTTATGCCGAAAAGGACTACAAGCTTATGATCGCTAACGGTATGCGTCCCGAACAAGCTCGTTGTGTGCTGCCGCTGTGCTTAAAGACCGAGATCGTGGTGACGGCCAACTACCGTGAGTGGCGCAACATCTTCAAGCTGCGTACTCCTGTGTCGGCCCATCCTCAGATGAGAGAGCTGATGTGCCCGTTGCTGAAGGAACTGCAGAGCAAGATCCCGGTGGTGTTCGACGATATTTACACGTACTGGCCGAAGGATGACCAGACGGGAAAGGAAAGTGTGGAGAAGTAACTATGAAAAATCGTATTATTTGTGTTATTGCATGTCTGATGATGCTCATCGGCTGTGTGGTTCTGTGCAGCTGCTCCGAAGCGGATAAGGTGAATCGGAACATTTCCAAGCAGGCCAACTACTTTGAAGCTGAGCGCCGGATCACGGTCTATAACGCGCGTACGGACAACGTCATCCTTGAAATGGAAGGTGCTATATCCATCTCGAACAATGATAACAACGAACTTGTGTGCACGGTGAAGACCGGTCCGAACGAGTATAAGAAGAATTATATTTACCTGAACGAGTACACCATGTATGTTGTTGAGGATATCACTGGCACTCATACTGATCCATACCACTATAAGCTCTATTTCCACACGGATATTCTGCCGGACGTGGAGGTAAGGTCGTGACCTACCTTGACGAGGCTGTGGAAATCGGCGTTCAGATGGTATCTGGCTTACTCACACCTGCAAGCCTGACGGATATTTACGTTATGATTGCTCGGAAGCATGAAATTCCGCCGCAGAAGGTCGAAAGCTCAATCAGGAGTGCCATTTGTGAAATCAATAAGGAGATGGGTGTACACTTTACGCCTATGACTTATATTCACATAGTAGCTCTTGGCGAAAAATACCGAAAGAGGATGATGAAAGCTAAATGACTACATACGAATTTGTAGATAGCATGGGTGTACCTGTTTGGATGAGCGGTTTTGATGCTCTCATTGACGCTATTGATATTCTCAAAAGCGCTCTGCAGAACAACGAATCGCCAACCATTGTGGACATTAACCGAAAGCTGTGCGTGAAGTATCACACGAGCGCCATTGCGATGGACAGGCTCCTTCGTCGGGCAGTGGACTATGCTGTGGTTCGTAAGAACACGCATGAGCCGCTTTATTACGATGTGCTGGGCGATACTCCTCGGCAGGCAATGCCGTTGAAGCAGTTTTTATACATTTCTGCAAGATATTTGATGCGAGAGGAGATGCAATAAGCAATGATGCGGATTTATGGCATTGACGAGAAGAGCGTCAAGGATGGTAAGGTTTGGGTACGTATTCGTGGTACCAATCCGACCATTCAGAAGCCTGTCGCTGAGATTTCGTATGAGGAAACGATGGCGGCGGTGGTCTTCCGGTACAAGGATGAGCATTGCAAGCGGATGGTAAACATCACCAACCTTGACATCATGATTAAGGACTGATATTCTTAGGACAGAAAGGGTGTGCTCTGGATGGGATTTTCTAAGGATTTGAAGGAAATTATCATGATGCGCATGGCATTGAAAGAGAAGAAACGGCAGGAAGAGGAAGCTGAGAGAAGGCGCTACCTGTTCATTATGCTGCTCATCTTTGCAGCACTCATGGCATACGTTTCCATCATGGCAATGTTTGAAAATTTAGGTATCATCCACTGAAAAGGGAAGGCTCTGGAGCAATTTCAGGGCCTTTTCTTTTTGATGTCAATAGTTGTCAAAGATTGTCACGGTGTGAATTTTTGGCCATTTTTTCTCGTGGAATTTATGTCAATAGTTGTCAATGCGTGAAAAAATGGCGATTTTATGGCCAAAAACCCACTTTGTGGCCATAAATTTTTGCAAAAATGGCCACAACTTTTAACGTATCTACGTCAAAAATATGCCGTTTGGCCAAAAACCCACTTTTTTTCTTAATTTAATAAAAAAATTAAAAATTTTATATATAGTAGTTGGAAATAAAAATGGGTTTTTGGCCACAGCGAGTTTTCTGCTCGAATTGGCCAAGAGGGCCACCACTTTCACCTTGTAAAAGAATAACAAAAACTATATAATTGAGTTACGAGGTGCAAAGTTATGAAAAAGCGTGAAATTCCGTTTATGGCCCAGTATGAGAATGAGTTTGGCTATCATGAGTGGACTACGTTGGACAGCGCAAATAATTTGGTGCGCTGCTATTATAATGGCGATACAGAACTTCATGTGAAAGAGCCCTGGTGCGAATGCAATGGCGTCAGGATGAGAAAGGTACGAAATCAGGAAAAGTGGCGTTGTCCTATCTGCGGTAAGGTCTATGATATTTCCGACATTGATTGGCCCATGCCTTATTGGGATGATGAAACTGGCCTGAAAAATGATTATGGCGAATATATGTATCCGAATGCAGAGAAGCGGGCAGGTCCTCCTGAAATGTACGAGGAAGCTCCCTTTACTTGGTATCTGTAAGGTGAAAATTTGAGGATTGTCACGATTGTGGCAGTCCTTATATTTTTACCCTTCTAAAAAATTGACAAATATTACCAAATATTACCAAATATCCCCGCGTAAATTTCTTGCTCTTTTATGGGAGGAACAGTGTGCGTAAAAACATGCTGTTCCTCTTTTATTTTTGGAGGTTTGTATGCTAGAGAACAAATTCAAAACAGGATTGGTGAAAGACCTGAAGAAACGCTTTCCCGGCTGCATAGTCGTTCATCTTGACCCGAATGAAATTCAAGGGATTCCGGATCTCTTGGTTTTATATCGAGATAGATGGGCAGCACTCGAAGGAAAGAAGACAGGGAAGGCATCGCATCGTCCAAATCAAGACTACTACGTAGCCAAGATGAACGAGATGAGTTATGCCTCTTTTATTTATCCTGAGAACAAGGAGGAGATACTGGATGAACTGGAACGATCATTCACGACTGCAAGGCCAGCACGCTTTTCTGGGGGCGAGTAAGTATCATTGGATCAATTATGATGCTGCCCGGATTGCAGAGTCCTTTGTAAACTATCAGGCGAAGGAGAGAGGAACACGGCTTCATGCATATGCTGCAGAAAGCATTGCGTTAGGACAGAAGCTTCCTCGGAGTAAGAAGACGCTCAACTCCTATGTCAACGATGCAATCGGTTTTTGCATGACCCCGGAAGTGGTTCTTTATTATTCAGAGAACTGCTATGGCACAGCCGATACGATTCATTTTGCAAATAACTTTCTGCGCATCCACGATTTGAAGACTGGTCTGGTACCGGCACACATGGAACAGCTCTTCATCTATGATGCGCTTTTCTGCTTGGAGTATGGTGTTAAGCCTCGCGATATTCAAATCGAAAACCGCATCTACCAGAACGATGATATTTGGATTGTGAATCCGACTTGTGAGGACATCGATCCTATCATTAGCAAAATCATTGAGTTCAACAAAATCATTACTGAACTGAAGTTAGGAGCGACAGCATGAATCCGGTAGAAAGAGATATTCGAGGATATTTCGGTATCGCGCCGGAAGACAGTATCCTGGAGCATTATGGTACCAAACGCCACTCGGGCAGATATCCGTGGGGTTCCGGTGAGAATCCGTATCAGCGCTCAGGTGATTTTCTGTCACGTGTTGAGGAGCTGAAGAAGAGCGGCATGAAGGAGAAGGATATTCTCCAGACCATCAATGATTCTCTCCCTGAAGAATATAAGATGGGCGCTACCGAGTTCCGTATGGCACAGCGCAGAGCCATTCACGAACGTCAGCAGCTCAAATATGACCGTGCGCGTGCCTTATCGCAGGATGGGCTCGGCCCCACAGAAATCGGTCGTGAGATGGGTTTGTCTGAATCCACGGTTCGTTCGATGCTTAAGAACGACAAGCCTGATAAATATACCAGAACCAAAGAAATTGCCGAGACCCTGCGTAAGGAAGTTGATAAGAAGGGTATGATCGATGTTTCTGAAGGTACAAATCTGGTTCTGGGCGTTTCAGAAGGTGATTTGGACGATGCTATATTTGTTTTAGAGGCAGAGCACGGATATCAGCGTTATGGCGTTGGCATTCGTCAGCCAACAAATATTAACCAGCAGACCAACATCACTGTTCTGGCAAAGCCGGAATATGACCAGAAATATGCATATCAGCATCAGAACGAAATCCAGTCCCTTGGCGAATATCATTCTGAAGATGGCGGCGAAACCTTTAAGAAGCTTCAGCGCCCCAGCAGCATGAGTTCTGACCGGGTCTATATCCGGTATGGTGATGAAGGTGGCTTGGACAAGGACGGCGTTATCGAGATTCGGAGAGGCGTTGCTGATCTGAACCTTGGAAAATCACATTATGCACAGGTGCGTATCATGGTGGATGACAGTCATTACCTGAAGGGCATGGCGGTATATTCTGATGATATTCCTGAAGGCTATGATGTGGCATTTAATACCAACAAGAAATCCGGGACTCCGAAAATGAAGGTCTTAAAGCCTATCAAGGACGACCCGGACAATCCCTTCGGTGCATCTATTAAGGCGAATGGTCAGAGTACCTATATTGGTGAGGATGGCAAAGAACATTTGTCACCTATCAATAAACTGAAAGAAGAAGGCGATTGGGATACCATGGCAAAGAACCTTTCTTCGCAGTTTCTGTCCAAGCAGCCGGTCAAACTGCTGAAACAACAACTGGACCTCACTGTTGCCGACCGAAAAGCAGAATATGACGAAATTATGCAGTATGACAATCCGACGATTCGGAAAAAGCTGCTGCTTGATTTTGCAGATACTTGCGAGGGCAACTCGATGACCCTGAAAGCATCTTCTTTCCCAGGTCAGGCGACAAAGGTTATTTTGCCACTGTCCAAAATCGGCGAAAGAGAATGCTATTGTCCTACATATCCTGATGGCACTCAGCTGGCCTTGGTCCGTTTTCCTCATGCAGGAACCTTTGAGATTCCTATTGTAACGGTCAATAACAAGAATTTGTCCGGGCGCAGGAATCTCGGCAATGTGCAAGATGCAATCGGCATCAACGCAAAGGTCGCAGAACGTTTGTCAGGTGCTGATTTTGATGGCGACACTGTTGTGGTAATCCCGATCTCGAGCAAAGTCGATATCAAATCCACCCCTGCTCTGAAGGATTTGAAAGACTTTGACCCCAAGATTGCATATGCTGTGCCTGAAGGAAATCCCAATGGTGTGCGCCTCATGAAGAAAGAGGAAAAACAGAAAGAGATGGGGATTATTTCCAATCTTATTACTGATATGACTCTTCGCGGCGCACCTGAGGGCGATATTGCTCGTGCCGTCAAGCATTCCATGGTCGTTATTGATGCAGAAAAGCATAAGCTGGACTATAAACGTTCGGAACGCGAAAATGGCATCCAAGAGCTGAAGCAAAAATGGCAGATCAGAGTGCAAGAGGACGGCACTGAAAAATATGGCGGTGCATCCACGCTCTTATCCAGAAGAAAGCAGACCGTTCGAGTGCCTGAGCGCAAGGGAAGTGCCCGAATCGATAAAGAGACGGGCGAAAAAATATATAAGGAGTCCGGGCGTACTTATATTGACCCCAAAACGGGCAAGAGAGTACAAGCTATGACGGAAGTAAGCCTTATTTCCACGTACCCCAACGCACGAGATCTATCCTCTGGTACCATTCAGGAAAATTACTATGCCGATTTTTCAAATGAACTGAAGGCTTTGGCTAATCAGGCGCGAAAAGAGGCGGTAAATATGAAGGGTATCCAGAAAAGCCCGGATGCTGCCGAAAAATATAGAGCCGAGGTTGAGTCTATTAACGCCAAGCTCAATGCAGTTATTGGTAATAAGCCGAAAGAACGGCGTGCTACCATTATTGCAAATGAGAATATTAAGGCTAAAGTACAGGCTCAGGGTTTGGATTACAAGAAGGACAAGAAAGAAATCAAGAAGATTGCTGCTGTTGAGATGCAGCGTGCACGTGATTCTGTTGGCGCAAGCGGCAGCAAGACAAAGATTACGTTCACTGATCGTGAATGGGAAGCAGTTCAAGCTGGTGCAATCTCTGATTCCAAGTTGATGAAGATTCTGAACTCGTCAAAGTCTGATGAAATCATCAAACGAGCGATGCCAAAAGCAAGTACAACATTGTCTTCTGCTAAGTTGGGTAAAGCACAAGCAATGTTGGCTAATGGCTATAGCTACGCAGAGATTGCAAAGGCTTGTGGCGTTCCTGAATCAACGATTTATGGCAATCTTAACAAGTAAGAAAGGCTTTGAACTATGATTCGATGCTTTTTAACCACTGTTGATAACCCTTACAGTCCTTATGAACAGTTTGAGGACTGGTATCGGTTCGATACCGACAAGGGTTATAACTCATCTGGGCTGCTGATGCGGATGGCTTACACTTCGGATCAGCTCACGGACGCAGAAAATGCGTATGAAATTGAGCAGGCAATCGACCAAATCGTGGCCAATGACCCGCTCAATATCTACAAAAAGCTCAAACTCGATATCAAAGACGATGCTCCCGGAGAGCAAACAACATAAAAGGGTATAGGGGGGGTGCTTGAAAAATACACCCCTCCCCAAATCGCGCCGGTCTTTGATTTTTCCCCGGAGGGAAAATTGAGAATTGGGTTTTAACTACTGCCGAGGTTTCAGGGTGTAGACTGTGCCTCGGTGGTTTTTGTAAGAGCTTATGGGAGGGTGCTCTCTTCAAACAACCTCCATTTGTCGTTTGTTCATTTTTCTTCTCCTTTCAAATGATTAGAAAGACACCACAACCGGCTCCCATAAACTCTTACAAAAGCCATTGAAAAGTGTGGGAAACAGGCAAGATTCTAGTGCAAACCAAATCAAAACAGAATAGAAGGATGACAAAAATGAGGACAAAGAAAGCTGCTTCTGAAGACGTGGCTCCCATGCGGCCAACATTGTCCCCAGAAGTACGAGAAAACCAGATGATTTCCCTAGCAATGGATCTGGTGGAGAAGCGATTGCGAGAAGGAACGGCATCTTCAGCCGAAACGACTCATTTTCTGAAACTGGCTACGGTCAAATCAGAACTGGAGAAGAAAAAGCTGGAAGCAGAGAATACACTTCTTCATGCAAAAGCAGATGCTATTCAAGCAGCCAAAGATAACGTCCTTCTTTACAAGGAGGCAATCAAGGCAATGCGGGAATATGGCGGGGTGGAAGATAACGATGAACCAGAGAACATATTCTGAGCTTTGTCAGTATTCGACCTTTGAAGACCGGTTCCATTATTTGCAACTGCATGGTGCTGTTGGGCATGATACATTTGGATTTGACAGGTACCTGAACCAAGATTTTTACCAGTCCAGAGAATGGAGGATGTTCCGTGACAAAATTATTGTTCGGGACATGGGATGTGACCTTGGTGTTCCTGATCACGAGATTACTGACTGGGTTGTCCGAGGTGGAAGGCTTATTCGACCACGCATCATCATTCACCACATAACCCCTATTACAAAAGAAGATGTACTGGAGCATCGAGAGTGCTTACTTGACCCTGATAATGTGATTTGTGTATCCGACCAAACACATAAGGCAATCCATTATGGGGATGACAGCATTCTGGAGCCAGTATTCACAGAACGAAGACCGGGCGATACCTGCCCATGGAGGAAATGACATGAACAACGAAGCTATGATGAACCGCGCAAAGCAACTGGTGGTGGACTACTTTAACGCCCATGTGGACGTGACTGACGGCAAGAAGCTGACGATGGAGGATGTGTTCATCGTGTGGTTCAGCAAAACTCTGCAGAACTGGAAGGCGCTTGTGAGCACCACCGTATCCGACGGCATGTACTATGAGCTCACCCACAATGGTGATAAGAGCGAGACTTATCTGGATGCCTACAAGAAGTGGGACAACAAGTGTATCCCGGACTAAGGAGCAACTATGGACAGCATTCTCACTTCTGTAAAAAAGCTGTTGGGTCTGCCTGCAGACTATGAGGCATTCGACCCGGATATCATCATGTACATCAACACTGTGCTAATGATCCTTTCCCAGATGGGGGTAGGACCGAAAGAGGGCTTTTTTATCTCCGACAAAAGCGCTACTTGGAACCAGTTCATTGCTGACCCGGTGAAGGTGGAAGCCGTGAAAGCCTATGTGGCAGTCAAGGTGCGGCTGCTGGGCTTTGATGTACCGCAAAGCAGCGTGACCAAAGAGGCTCTGCAGAATACCGCATCCGAAATGGAGTGGCGGCTGAATGTGGAGCATGACCACCCGGAAAAGTAAAGCGCTTACCTTATTATAATAGGAGGCCAGAAGATGGCACTTTCAAACACGGCCACGCCGATTTATTATGGCCGGTTTCGAGAGGCCGTGATTCGGGGTGAAATTCCGGTATGCCGAGAAGTCTCCATGGAGATGAACCGGATTGACGACCTGATTGCAAACCCAGGCATCTACTATGACGATAAAGCAGTTGAAGGCTTTGTCAAATTCTGCGAGAACGAACTGACCCTTACCGATGGCGGAGATTTGAAACTGCTGGATTCTTTCAAGCTCTGGGCAGAAGAGATATTTGGCTGGTACTACTTTGTGGACCGCAGTATCTATGTACCCAATCCCGGAGGACATGGTGGTCACTACGAGCGAAAGCGAATCAAGAAGCGGCTTATCACGAAGCAGTATCTTATCATTCCTCGTGGTGCCGCCAAGACCATGTATGATGCGTTCATTCAGAGCTACTTTCTGACCGTGGATGTATCGACCACCCAGCAATGCACTACAGCGCCAACAATGAAGCAGGCAGAAGAGGTTCTTTCACCGATCCGTACAGCACTGGCTCGGTCGAAGGGGCCTCTTTTAAAGTTTATGACGGAGGGCAGTTTACAGAACACGACTGGCGCAAAATCTGACCGTGTGAAACTGGCATCGACCAAGAAGGGTATCGAGAATTTCTTGACGAATAGTCTGTTGGAAGTGCGCCCGATGACCATTGATAAGCTGCAGGGTCGGAGAGACCGTGTAGCAACTGTTGACGAGTGGTTGAGCTGCGACATTCGGGAAGATCCCATCAGTGCGCTTGAACAGGGTGCATCGAAGAACGAGGACTATCTCATTGTCGCGACCAGCTCAGAGGGGACCGTCCGTAATGGTTGTGGTGACACAATCAAAATGGAGTTAATGGACATCCTGAAAGGGGAGTACATCAACCCCCATGTGTCCATCTGGTACTACAAGTTGGATTCCATCGATGAAGTTACAAACCCCGATATGTGGCTGAAGGCAAACCCGAATCTGGGACAGACGGTTAGCTACGAAACTTATCAGCTGGATGTAGAACGTGCAGAAAAAGCGCCTGGTTCCAGAAATGACATTCTGGCCAAGCGCTTTAACATTCCTATGGAGGGGTATACCTACTTCTTTCCGTATGAAGAAACCCTGCCACATCGCCACCGAGATTACTGGCAGATGCCTTGTGCTCTCGGCGCAGACTTGTCGCAGGGTGATGACTTCTGTGCGTTTACATTCCTATTTCCTATGGCAAACGGCTTCTTTGGCGTAAAAACCAGAGACTACATTACCTCTTACACACTGTCAAAGCTTCCGCAGGCAATGCGCCAGAAGTATGACCAGTTTATGCAGGAAGGCACGCTACAGGTGTTCGATGGTACTGTGTTAGACATGATGCAGGTCTATGATGACCTCGACAACTTCATTCAACAGAATGACTATGATGTTCGATGCTTTGGGTATGACCCTTATAATGCCAAAGACTTCGTAGAACGCTGGTGCACAGAGAACGCGCCGTTTGGCGTGGAGAAGGTCATTCAGGGTGCAAAGACTGAGAGCGTTCCTTTGGGCGAGCTGAAGAAGCTCTCTGAACAGCGGAAACTGCTCTTTGACGAGGCTCTTATGCAATTCGCCATGGGTAACTGCATTGCTCTGGAAGACACGAACGGTAACCGCAAGCTGCTGAAGCGTCGTTCTGACCAGAAGATTGATGCAGTTGCTGCCATGATGGATGCCTACATTGCATGGAAGATGAATCGAGAAGCGTTTGAGTAAATCAAACGACCTTTTGGTAGACTTCGCCGTTTGGACGAAGGTACAGTTCCGTAGGAGCAGAAGGCTTGTCCAGTGCATCCTTGACCAAGACAAGAAGCGGAGACTCTGGCTGCGCATTCAATACATCAGATAGTTCCAGAATTTTGTGCTCGCTTGCAGACACATCGCCTTTGAGCAGACCTTTCTTTTTGCTTTCGATTTCCTTGTTTATTTTATCAGAGAAGGTTTTCAGCGCACCAATCATGCGGTTCTGACTGAGAGCAAACAAAGGTTTCGCATCGGCTTTGATATTCGCAAGGTAAGACTTGTTCCAATTTTGCGCATAGTAAGCTTCCATAATGGTACTGATGGCATACAGCTGGGAAGCAAGGTCAATGCCCTGTTTGTTTTGCAATACGGTTCTGGCCTGATTTTCGTTGGTTTTTGCACCAACAGAATCTTCCAACTGCTCCGTGTAGAACTCCATGTCAGCCACAGCCTTGATTTTTGCACGTTGCAGGTTGCCGATGGTAGCCATGCGCTGCGGCTCACTGAGCATGATGGTCGAGAAGTTTGCAAGTGCATACTTAACAAATGTAAGTTCAGACAGCAATTCCGTGCGTTTGGAAGCCTGAAGAAATACCAGAAGGTCATCCAGCTTTCGATTGACTTCTGTTAACTTGGAACTGATGTCTGCGAGAAAATACTGTCCGGTGGCAAAAGAAGCAACACTGAACATCTGAAAAGCGGCAACTGCTGCAGGATCGACCTTATACAGAGAAGCAGTGCCTGCAAAATGTCCGGTGGCATCTACCATAGTTGTGGACTGACCGCCCTGATTTAAGTTCAACAATGTGCCATGGATGCCTTTTGGAAAACGGAGAACATACGTGCTGGAAACAGCGTCAGCCGCAGCTTGCGCAGGAATCAGTTGCAATAACGAATTGGCAGCAAGCCCTGCCTGCTCTGGAAACTCGACCTTTTTAAAACGGGTTGAGTCATCGAAATCAGGATGGGTTTCACAAGGCGCAATCTCGCAATTGAAATCTGCGGGACGCAGTTGAGAATCAGACATAGTTTCAGACCTCCTCCACACATAAAAACAAGCGGATAGCCCAGTATAACACGGGGGGGGGTATGTTTGCAATACTTATAAAGAAGGAGGATGAAGCTTGTATTATAATAATCAGATTTGGCACTGGGGCGTCAAAGGTATGAAATGGGGCGTTCGGCGCTACCAGAATGCCAATGGCAGCCTGACGGATGCAGGCAAGAAACGGTACGACAGGGATGCAACGACCAATGACAAAAAGAAAAAAGATAATAAGCTGCCTGCGGATGCTTTGCAAGATCCGAATCGCTGGGTTCGTGAAGATCGTGAACGGGCAAAATCTGTCGCAGATGCTGGCAGCCAAATGGCAGGTAACCTGAAAACACTGAGCGACAAGTCCATGAAGATTCAGTCTCGCAGGACAGAAAAGATGAATTTAAGCAAAATGACCGACCAGGAGATGCGGGAACGAATCAATCGGGCCATGCTGGAGAAACAGTACGATGACATGTTCAATCCGAAGAAGGTCTATTCCGGCCGGGAAGCCGTTAGTGATACTTTGGAGGTTGCGGGAAGCGTTCTCGCCATTACCAGTTCTGCGTTAAGCATTGCTCTTGCAATTCAGAAGTTGCGAGAGGGGTGAGTAATTCAAAATGGAATTGTATCACCACGGCATCAAAGGCCAGAAGTGGGGCGTAAGGCGTTACCAGTATGCTGACGGCACGTATACCCCGGCAGGACGGAAGCGTTATGGTGTAAGTCAGAACGTAAGCCGAATGGAGCGCATGGCATCCACAATGGAGATGCGAGTAAAAGACTGTGTGAATACTGCTCGCACACAGGTGACGGGTCGGCAGTATGTTGACGGATACCTGAAGAAGGGCACAACTTTCTCTCGGATTCAGACTTCCAAGGACTTCGAGAATTTCGCGTTCTACGCCACCTATAAGAAGGCTGACAGTGACAAGTACATGGGGCTCTTCGGAAAGAATCTGATGACACGAGCCAACTACGATGCCAAACAGGCAGAAAAGCAGGCGAACGCTTCCGGCAGCGAAGCTGACTTAGTAACGGCCACCGCTTTACGCGATAAAGCCAACAGCATGAAGGTCTATCAGCTGAAACTGGAAACAGTCAAGAAGCTGAAGGTGCCTTCTGATGAGAACGCAAGTGATATTACGGCTAGACTGCTGAAAGAGAAAGAGTTCAAGCAGAATCTTGAAGCATCCATAGCGGATTCCAAAGAGAAGATGCGCAGACCCACCCAGCAGGTGCTTTTTAAGCAAGCTGAGAATGCGTTGAAGAAAGACCCCACTACGCTGACGGCTTCTGAAAAAGTGGCTATCTATAAAGCTCTAAACCTTTCTCTGACAAACCATAACGCACAGGAAGTGGCGGCACAGAGCCGTTTCTATGCGGAGCTGAGTAAGAAAGGCTACAATGCGTTGCTGGATTATAACGACAAGGATTATTCCAGCTATCATGCAAAGCGCCCGATGATCGTGTTTGATACAGATTCTGTCCGCCTGCAATCGGTGACAGAGACCAATCCGAAGGTCGTGGACAAGCTGTATATGCGCTACAACGCCGAGCGAATTGCAAAAGAAGTTGGAGCAAACACAATCGGCTACGTTTCCAAGCTGGGCAACAAGATGGTTTCGGAGTGCTCCGCTTACATGGAACGCAAGATGAGCGATTATTTGAGTTAAGGAGGAAAAATTCAAAATGGAGATGAACATTGGCTCCAGGCTGAAACACGCCTGGAATGCCTTTCTCAACCGGGACCCTCCCGGAAGCAGGTATTATGGGGGTGGCTACAGTTACCGCCCTGATCGGATGCGCTTTTCCCGTGGGAGTGAGCGCACCATCATCAATGCCATCGATAACCGCATCGCGCTGGATGCAGCATCCATTACGATCAACCACGTAAAGCTCGATGAAAATAATCGGTTTGATTCGATTATTGATTCGGGCCTTAATTATTGCCTGAATACTGAGGCCAATGCTGACCAGACCGGTCGAGGGCTGATTCAGGATATCGTGATGACCTTTTTGGAAGAGGGCGTTGCAGCAGTTGTGCCAGAGAAAACGAACTTTGACCCGCGCTATAACAACAGCTATGAAATCTACTCCATGCGCGTTGGCGTACCTGTGGAGTGGTACCCGAATCATGTGCGTGTGCGATTGTTCAATGAGCTGACCGGGCAGAAGGAGGAAATCACTTTCCCGAAGAAGATGGTGGCTCTGATTGAAAATCCGTTTTACGCAGTCATGAATGCCCCGAACTCTACTATGCAGCAGTTGGTGCGAAAACTGGCCTTGCTGGATGTGGTGGATGAGCAGGCTGGCAGCGGAAAGCTGGACATGATCATTCAGCTGCCCTATGTCATCAAGAGTCCGACGCGAAGGGAACAGGCTGAACAGCGCAGGGCTGACATCGAACAGCAGCTTTCCGGCTCCAAGTACGGTATTGCCTATACGGACGGCACTGAGCGAATCGTGCAGTTGAATCGCAGTCTCGAAAACAACATTCTGAAATCCATCGAATACCTGACGAACATGGTATACAGTCAATTGGGTGTGACGCAGGAGATCCTGAATGGTACTGCGGACGAGAAAACGATGAACAACTATATGAACCGCATCATTGAACCGGTCGTGTCGGCAATTGCAGACGAGTTCAAGCGGAAGTTCCTGACGAAGACTGCTCGAACACAGGGCCAGAGTATCATGTTCTTCCGTGATCCGTTCCGTCTGGCACCGGTGAGTATGATTTCGGAGATGGCAGATAAGTTTACCCGCAACGAGATTATGACCCCGAATGAGCTCCGGCAGGTGATCGGTATGAAGCCCTCGAAGGACCCGAAGTCCGACAAGCTTGCAAACCGTAACATTGCCTCGGCTGACGAGAAGATGCCCATGTAGGGCGAAGAAACTTATGCTGACGAGCAGGGTTACGACTATGCAGATTAGCAAGAAGGAGTGTGAAAAATTCAAAATGGCAATCAATTTTGATTATGACTTTTCCGGTTGGGCGACCAAAGCCAATGTGAAGTGCTTTGATGGCCTGACCATTGCACCGAATGCATTCAAGGACTGCGATGGTAAGACGGTTCCGGTGGTATGGAACCATGACCATAGCGCACCCGAAAGTGTTCTGGGCCATGCGCTGCTGCAGAACCGCAAGGAAGGCGTGTACGCATATGTCAAGCTGAACGACACATCCAGCGGTCAGACTGCCAAGGCCTGCGTGGATAACGGTGACATTGATGCAATGTCCATCTACGCAAACGGCATTCAGAAAGCGGGCCGAACCGTGATGCACGGTATGATCAAGGAACTGAGCTTGGTAATTGCCGGATGTAACCCTGGTGCTCTGATCGATGAAGTCGTGAAGCACGGTGCAGATGGCTCCGAAACAGACAGTTCCGAAGCCTATATTTATACCGATTCTGGTCTGAGCCTGAAGCATGGGTTGGACCCGGACGATAACCCGCTGGAGGACGAAACGTTGCAGCATTCGGATGATTCCAGCGAAACCGACAAGGATAAGAAAGGAGAAAGCAAAATGGCTGATGCCAACGAGAAGACCGTCAAGGAGGTATTTGATACCTTGACGGAGGAACAGAAGAACGTGGTTTACGCTATCATCGGCTCTGCCCTGGATGAAGGCAAGGGCGGTAAGAGCAACGACAAGGGTGATGGTAAGGAGGACAATAGTATGCACCACTGCTTTGAGAACGACAACGGCGGCACTGTGCTGAAGCACAGTCTGGATGAGATCAACAACGTTATCGCGACTGCCAACAAGCACGGCACTCTGCGCGATGCTTTCCTGGATGCCGGCATTACCGGCGATGAGCTGGCCCACAGCATCGAGAACATGGACTACCTGTTCCCGGATGACCACAATCTGGATACGGTACCTCGCATCGTGGATCGCGACCAGACCTGGGTTGACAAGGTTATGAACAGCGTCCATCATGTGCCGTTTGCCCGCGTCAAGGTCATGTTTGCCGACCTGACCGAGGATGATGCTCGTGCCAAGGGTTACATCAAGGGCAACTACAAGAAGGAGCAGGTGTTCAAGCTGCTGAAGCGTTCCACCACTCCGACCACCGTTTACAAGAAGCAGCGCTTCGACCGCGATGACATCATCGATATGTCCACCATGGATGTCGTGGCCTTTACCAAGAAGGAGCAGCGCGGCAAGCTGAACGAGGAACTGGCTATGGCTTTCCTGATCAGCGACGGCCGTGACGACGCCAGCGATGACAAGATCAACGAGCTGAACATCCGTCCCATCTTCAACGATGATGATTTCTACACCATCAAGGTCGTGGTTCAGCCCGGCACCAATGCAAACGAGGACGCCAAGGCCAAGGCAACCATCAAGTCCATCATCAAGGCCCGTAAGGAGTACAAAGGCTCCGGCTCTCCGACCTTCTACACCACCGATGATGTGCTGACTGATATGCTGCTGCTGGAGGACGGCATCGGCCATCCGCTGTACGCTGACGAGGCCGCTCTGGCCCGGAAGCTGCGCGTGAAGGAGATCGTTACTGTTCCTCGCATGGAAGGCCGCAAGGGTGCCAAGGGCGGCGACCTGCTGGGCATCGTGGTCAATCTGGCCGACTATACCGTGGGTGCCGATAAGGGCGGCGAGGTCAACATGTTCGATGACTTCAACATCGACTATAACCAGCTGATCTACCTGATCGAGACCCGCTGCTCCGGTGCAATGACCACTCCGTATGGCGCAATGGCCATCGAGATGGATGCCGCCAACTCTTCCAAGGCCTGATAAGGAGGTAAAACGATATGCTGAACAAGCTCTATGAGCAGGGTAATGACCTGCATGTTGCAAACTACATGGCCTACGGCAAGACCGCAGACCACAAGCTGTACGCTGATGCAGCGTTCAAGAAGACCGTGACCGAGGTTGAGATCAAGGATGCGTTCCAGAAGGGCCGCCTGATCATCATTGAGGGCGCAAACTATCTGCTGCCCGTTGCCTTTGGCACCACTGGCGTTGTGACCGTGACCGCAGGCGAGACTGTGAAGACCCAGGCATGGGCAGCTTCCGCAACGGCCTGATTTCTTTTGTAAATCAAGTTAGTAGAATCTAACTTCAAAATGGAGTGAAATGCTATGAGCAAATGGTTTGGAAAAATCGGTCTGGTGCAGACAGTTGAAACGGAGCCGAGCATCTTTGAAGAAAAAGTGACCGAGCATGATTGCTATGGTGAGCTTCTAAAGAATACCCGGCGTGTCCAGACTGTCGACAAAGTAAATGACGACCTAACTATCGCAAATACTTTGAGCATCCTGGTCGACCCGACGTTGTACAAGCACTTTGACTCCATCAAATATGCAGAGATTATGGGTGCTAGATGGAAAGTGACAGAAGTGCAGATCGATTATCCGCGGCTGACACTTACCCTGGGAGGACTGTACAATGGCGGAACGCCGACTGAAACTTGACGCTATTTTGCGCCAAATCGTAAAAGATGCGTGTGGTAAAGAGAATGTGTACTACCAACCCCCGGCAAATCTGCGAATGAGTTACCCATGTATCTGCTATGAACAATCCAAAATACAGAATGCCGCTGCCGATAACAGAGTTTATTTGCAGCGGATTTTTTATCAGCTGACAGTCATCGATTCACGACCGGATTCCAAAATAACGAAAGCACTTATGCAAATGGCTAAGTGCCGCTATGACCGGCCGTACAAGGCTGATAATCTGTATCACGACGTTATAACGATCTATTTCTAAAAAGGAGGAAACTCGAATGGCAAAAATCGAATGGGATAAGACCGGCGAGCGCAAGTACCAGCTGGGTGTTAGCAATGTTGCTCTGTATAAGCAGGACAAGGGCGCTTACCCCAAGGGTGTGGCGTGGAACGGCATTACCGCAATCAAGGAGAGCCCGGATGGCGCTGATGCTACCGACCTGTGGGCCGATAACATCAAGTACGGCAGCATCCGTGCAGGCGAGAAGTATAACTTCACCCCGGAGGCCTACTTCTATCCGCCTGAGTTCGGCGAGTGCGACGGCAGCGCAGAGGTGGCTCCTGGCGTGACCATCAGCCAGCAGAAGCGTAAGCCCTTTGGCCTGACCTGGCAGACCCTCATTGGCAGCGATGAGGATGATGAACTGGGCTTTACTCTGCATCTGGTGTGGGGCGCAACTGCATCTCCTTCTGAGCGCAGCCATGAGACCTACAACGACAGCCCGGACGCTGAGACCTTCAGCTGGGACTGCGATACCACTCCTGTCAAGGTGACTGGCTACAAGCCCACCGCCCACATGGAGCTGGATAGCACCAAGGTGCCTCAGGCCAAGATGGAGAAGCTGCTGAACATTCTGTACGGCACTGCCAACACCACCCCGCATCTGCCGCTGCCGGATGAGGTTATCAAGCTGATGACCACCTGATCCATTCAAAATGGAATCGACTTTGTAAAGGAGAAAGAAAAATGATTACCGAAACTCTGACCTATGTGGACTTTGGCGGTACCGAGCGTACCGAAGACTTCTATTTCAATCTGACTGAGGCAGAAGTGCTGAACCTGTCGCTTTCCAAGGAGGGCGGCATGGAGGCGTACATCAAGAAGATCGTGAACGCCAAGAGCCAGCTGGAGTTGGTTAAGCTGTTCCAGGATGTTCTGCGCATTTCCTACGGCAAGAAGAGCGAGGACGGCCGTCGCTTTGAGAAGAGCCCGGAGATCTTTGCAGATTTCGAGGCTACTCAGGCCTATAGCGATTTCTATATGTCGCTTGTCACCAATACGGAGAAGGCAATTGCCTTTATCAATGGTCTGTGCGATACCAAGCCTACGAAGGCTGAACCCGCACCTCAGATCGCAGGCAATGCGCCTATCGCACTGCCTAACGGCTAACATTTAACAGCACAGGGAGGCAGGCAGAATGCTGAAAATCACAATTCCTAAACAGGAATATTGGGATGCACGAACGCAGGAATTTGTGCAGCTGAACGCTGTAACGCTCCGGTTAGAGCATTCGCTTGTCTCCCTGTCTAAATGGGAAATGAAGTGGCATGTTCCTTTTTTCGGTAACGATTCACTGACAAGGGAGCAGATGGTCGATTATGTTCGGTGCATGACGGTTACGCAAGGTGTTGAGCCGAGCGTGTATCTTCGACTGACAGAATCGAACATGGCAGCCATTTACAAATATATGGACGAACCGATGACGGCAACCTGGTTTCCGGGTGAGCCAAAACCGTGTGAGCCCAGAATACCGCAGAAGAGTAAGCCTCGCCCTAAGATTAAGGTGAAAGTAAAAGCCTTAACAAGCGAGGCAATTTATGCGCGTATGTTTGCCGCCCACATTCCCTTGGAATGCGAAAAGTGGCATCTTAACCGACTATTCACGTTGATTCGAGTTTGCAACGAGGAACGGAAGCCGCCTAAGAAGATGAGCAAAAGCGAGGCTCTTAGCAGACAGCGTGCATTGAATGAAAAACGCCTGAAGGAATTTGGTACGAGGGGATAAACGATGCCAAAAGTGGTGATGTTTCGACAAAAAGGTGATTTCAGGCGAACGAGCGATTTTTTGAAACGAGCCAACAGACTGAATTTGGATGTAATCCTGAATCAGTATGGTCAGGAAGGTGTGGAAGCATTACGTGCGGCAACGCCGAAGGACACCGGAACAACTGCAAACAGCTGGAGTTATGTCGTTCATAAGGGGACAGGCTCCATCACCATAACATGGTCGAACTCGAACATTGTGGACGGTGTGCCCATTGCGGTAATTCTGCAATACGGACATGGCACCAGAAACGGCGGATATGTGCAGGGAACAGACTATATCAATCCGGCGATGAAGCCGATTTTTGATAAAATCGCTCAGCGAGCATGGGAGGAGGTAAAGAGAGAATGAGCAGGGAAGTCGATGAGCGTGTTGTTCAAATGCAATTTGACAATGCGCAATTCGAGAGAGGCACCCGACAGACCATGGGCACCTTAGAAAAGTTGAAGCAATCACTTCAGTTCAAAGGCGTAGAAAAAGGGTTTGAGCGCATTAGCTCTGCCTCCCAGAAGGTCGATTTTTCGGAAATGACCAAAGCGCTGGAATCTATCGAGAGCAAGTTTTCAGCCGTTAATGTAATTGCCGTTACGGCACTGACCAACATTACCAACAAAGCCATCGCGACCGGAGAACGACTCGTAAAGGCTCTGTCGCTTGACCCTATTATTAGCGGCTTTCAGGAATACGAAACCCAGATCAATGCGGTTCAGACGATTCTGGCAAACACATCGAGTAAAGGTACTACGTTGGACCAGGTTAATGCTGCGTTGGACGAGCTGAACCACTATGCTGACTTGACGATCTACAATTTTACGGAAATGACCCGTAATATTGGTACATTTACAGCAGCAGGTGTTGATTTGGATACATCTGTTGCAGCTATCAAGGGTATTGCAAACCTTGCAGCTGTATCCGGTTCGACCAGCCAGCAGGCTAGTACCGCCATGTACCAGCTTTCTCAGGCACTGGCTTCTGGTACTGTGAAGTTGCAGGACTGGAACTCTGTGGTCAACGCAGGTATGGGTGGCCAGGTATTCCAAGACGCGCTGAAAGAAACGGCTCGTGTGCATGGTGTCGCCATTGACAGCATGATTGCAAAAGAAGGTTCCTTCCGTGAAACCTTGTCCAAGGGATGGCTGACTTCTTCTATTCTGACCGAGACGCTTCAGAAATTCACCGGCGATCTCAATGAGGAAACTTTGAAATCCATCGGCTATACCGATGAGCAAATCAAGAAAATCATGGAGATGGGCAAGACTGCAAACGATGCTGCAACGAAGGTTAAAACTTTCAGCCAGCTGAAAGACACCTTGGCAGAGGCATTGCAGTCCGGCTGGACTCAGACTTGGCAGACTGTTATCGGCGACTTTGAAGAGGCAAAGGAGCTTTTTACAAAGTTCAGTGATGTATTTTCAGACCTGATCAACAAGTCGTCCGAAGCCCGTAATACGGTGCTGGAGGGTGGTCTGAACAGTGGCTGGCAGCAGTTGCGCACCGCACTGGGCGACAGTGCTGACTTTTATAGTCAGATGCTGGAAAAGGTCATGCTTGCAAACGGTTCCATCAGCCAAAAACAGATCGATGATGCCGGTAGTTTTGCCAAGGCTTTGCAGCAGGGCGGTGTTTCTGCGGAGCAGCTTCAAAATGGATTGAATGAATCGACCCAGCAGTTGCAGGCACTGAGTAAACTGAGTGACAAGGAGCTCATGGCAAAGGGACTTGACCCAACGCAGGTTAAAGCTCTGACAAAGAGTTTTGAAGAAGTTAATCAGAAAATTGCCGACGGCAGTTTGAATCTGGATACATATTCAAAAAAGATTGGTGAAATCTCTGGCCGAGAGCATTTGATTCAGTCTATTTGGAACATTTTTGAGGCTATCGAAAAAGTTGTTCAACCTGTGACAAAGGCATGGCAGAAGATGCTTTCTCCTGTCAATGCCGAACAGATTTACAGCATTGCCGAAGCAATTGACAGCTTTACTGCAAAGCTCAGCATCAGTGATGAAACTGCAGATAAAATCGAGCGAACGTTTAGTGGCGTTTTTGCAGTGCTGAATGTTGGAAGAAATGCACTTTTAGCCGTTGGCAAGGTTCTTGGAGAAGTATTCAATGCTGCATCTCCACTTGCTGGCGGCTTTTTAAGCATTACAGCAGCACTGGGCGATTGCTTGGTCGAAATGGCCGATGCAGTCAACAATTCTACCGTATTTAAGACCGTTCTCGATGGTATCCACTGGATCATTGGGAAAGTGTCCGAAGGAATGCAAACCTTTGCGGGGGTATTGACAAATGTGTCGAATAACGTCTCTGTCGTGTTCGACCCGTTAAAGACCCTTGGTGAGTGGTTTATGTCTTTCATCAACTTTATCGCACCAGGGCTTTACACATTTGGATCTTCAGCGGATAAAATCTTCAAGGAGTTTGGCGCAAGTGCAAAAGAAGCCTTTAATAGTCTTGACACCGAGAAACTTGCGAATGTTATCAACAGTGGCTTAGTTGTGGGTATTCTTGCCGGTGTCAAGGGCTTCCTGAAGGGAGCGCAAGAGCTGACTTCCAGTGCAGGCGATGTTATTGGAAGCATTAAAGATGTGCTCAACTCCCTTGGTGAGGCAATCGATGCATGGAAGCAGTCCAAGAAAGCCGAAACAATGATGACGATTGCAAAGGCTGTTGCCATTATGGCGGCATCCTTGACAGTGCTATCCATGATCAAACCGGAGCGACTGGCTGGCGGGATTGGCGCACTTACTGCAACAATTGGCGAACTTGTCGGTGCATTTTTGCTGCTCGATAAATTTGGCGGAAAAACGAAAAGCGCTAAGCTTGGTGCAATGTCAGTGGCAATGGTTGCTATGGCATCGAGCGCCCTCATTCTGGCAGGTGCTGCTGCAAAACTAGCATCTATCGACAGCGGAAAGCTGGTTTCGAGCATCGTTGCTCTTGGCTCTATCATGGGCGGGCTTACTGCTGTTTCGGTCGTGCTCTCCAAAACTGGCGGTAAGTTCATGAAGGGCGCTACCGGCATGATTGCCTTTGCAACAGCTATTCGGATCATGGCGAGTGCTGTAAACGCCATGAGCGGACTGAGCTGGGACCAGATGAAGGTTGGTCTTACGGGAATCGGCATTCTTTGCATTGAACTGGGCGCTTTTCTGGCAGCATCCAAGTTTGATAAACTCGGCGTTTTGAAGGGGACCGGACTTATTCTGCTGGCAACGGCTCTGAACATTCTTCAGTCTGCGGTTGCAAAGTTTGGCAGCATGAATTTGAACGAGATTCAAAATGGATTGATTGCAGTCGGCGCTGCGCTGACTGAGTTTGCAGCATTTGGAATTGTTGCAGGTTTTTCAAAGAAAATGCTTGCCAGCTCGGCTTCCGTGCTCATTCTTTCCAGTAGCATGGTCGTTCTCAGCAGAGCCATGAAATCCATTTCCGGTTTGGACGGAGAGGGCATAAAAAAGAGTCTCATTGCAATTGGTGGCGCTCTTGCAGAATTCGTTCTTGCTCTGAATTTGACCAAGGGCACCCTCGGTTCAGCGGCTTCGCTGACTACCATGACCGTGGCAATCAACCTTTTGGTTCCGGCTCTGACAGGACTTGGTAACCTGAGCCTTGCACAAATCGGAACGGGACTGCTGGCAATTGCCGGTGCGTTCGGTGTGGTTGGAGCTGCGGCAATGTTACTTGCTCCAGTAGCACCTGTTGTTATTGGCCTTTCTCTCGCAATCAGCGCACTGGCAGTTAGTGTTGGTGCAATGCTGGCGCTTGCGACCGCCGCAGACTTCTTTGGACGGTTAGGCGAGAGCTTGAGCGCCTTGAACGGTCTGAGCTTTCAGGTGTTCCTAGCCAACATCAAGGCTGTGGCATGGCTCTTAGTTGAGTTTGTAGCTGGCATTTTTAAAGGACTGGCTACGATTGCCGGAACCATCGCGACCTCTATTGCTGCCATTATTACAGCAGTCTGCGATGGCATTGCGCAGGCAGCACCAAGTATTGGTAATGCACTGGCGCAGCTTATTGTGACTGTTTGTAACGTTATCGTGCAGTGCAGTGAGCCCATCGGACAGGCTTTGTTCACGCTGGGTACTGTGGCGATCCAGACCATTATCGACCTGATTGCATGGGCCTGGGATGGCGGTGGCGGCGAAGGAGACGGCATTAAGGGCGCTTTGAGCAGTTTGTGGGCGAACATTACGAGCTTTATTGGCGAGAAATTTAACCCCGCAAATTGGTTCAAGGAAGGCAGCTTTCTGGATGGTCTGTTCGGAGCAGCCAACAAAGCAGCAGACGAACGTGATGCTACTGAGTATGGCAAATCTGTTGGCGATAAACTGGCAGAAGGCATGAATAACAGCCAGAAGGATGTTCGGGAAAGCAGCGTCAATCTGGCAAAGACGGTAGAGGATGCTACCAGAGAAACCGCAGGTATCAATTCCCCTAGCACCATGATGGAGGAAAACGGCTACTGGCTGGATATGGGCCTGGCACAGGGGATGGAAGGTTCTGCTGGTATGGCTGCTATTACGGCAGCGTGCGGCAATATTTCTTCCACCATCAATAGCCAGTTCAGAGACTATTGGGGTATTCATAGCCCGAGTACCGTTTCTCAGGGAGATGCCAGCAATATTCTGGCAGGCATGTGCGTTGGTTTTAGCCAGACAGATGGGGTGCAGAACAGTCTCTTGGCATTGAATGGTGGCATCCGTTCGACCCTTCTTGGTGGCATGGATGCAACCAAGACTGATGTCACGAATAAAGCTACTAATATTGTTGGTGCCCTGAGCGGCGTGTTTGGTGGAACGACTAAAACAGCCGAGGATATTCTGAAAACGCTGGGTGGTTCTGGTTCTACGACCACAAAGCCCACTACGACGGGCCGCACCAGCTCGACGAAGAAAACCGGAAAAACTCTGGCGGAGCAGATTGCCGAGAACTATTCCAAGAAGCTGAAAGCCAACAAATATTTGTTGGAAGCGGCCGATAAGGAATACTCTCTGTGGGAAGCCCGCGAGGGTGACATTGCAACCAATGAGCAAATTGCCCAGAAAAGAAGTGAGTATATCGGCACAAAGATCGCACGGCAAACCAGTCGTGTGAAAATTGCGCAGGAGCAATATGACGCACTTCTCAAGAGAGTGGGCAAGAACAATGATAAGACCCGCGAAGCCTACAACACCCTGATGGACGAGCAGGCTACGCTTGAAAATCTGAAGAAAACCCAATACGAAGATACATATTCCGATTTGTTTGACCGGTACGATGACGAAAGCAGCGCTGCTGAAAACGAGTACAGCTTTTGGAGCAGCAAGTACGAAAAGACAGCAACTGCTGCAGAAAAGTCGAACAAACAAATCGAACTCATCAACAAGAAAATCGGGATTCAGGCTAAAGCACTGACTACGGCAGAAGAAGAATACACAAAAACCAAGGATGCGTTCGGTGAGAAGAGCCGTAAGACCCAAGAGGCATATGCGCGGTATTTGAAAGAGCAAATCGAGTATCAGCAGTTGGTGAACAGCCTTAACAATGCTGAGCTTGACAGGTTCGATAAACAAAATGAGCGCTATGCTTTGGAGATGAAGACGTATTCCAACCAGCAGAGCATTCTTCTGAAGCTATTTGAAGATGGTGATTATGGTGTTGTGACCTCTACCATCAACATGGGTGCTGCCCTGCGAAATATGTCTTACCAACTGAAACGCACCACGAATGCTTATGACAAGTATAACGAGTATGTACAGGCCGGGACGCAGAATACGGATGATGGACTGGCAGCTCTCCATGAACTGCAGGACGAGCGTTATAGCTTTATTGGGTATGCGGAAGCTTTTGCTGATGCGCTTAATATGAGCGATGATGCAAAGAAGGTTACCATGCAGCTTGGCATTGCCATTGCTGATAACTGGAAGTCCATCTCGAATGGGTTCAATAAAGCATGGGGCAAAGTGCAGGAGTCGTATCCGGCAATTGCGCAGAAGCTCTCAAATTTCATTGGCTTGTATATGCGTGACGGTGCTGCGGAGACCATTACCGCTTCAATGTCTGCTGTTGTAGCAGCCATGAACGGTGATTATGGTACAGCCATCAGTTCGACCATCAGTGCATTACTGAATTTCCTCGGGTCTGACTTTGGAAAGACTCTGATGGATACGGTTAAGAACGGCTTTACGACATACATGCCGAAAATTGCATCCTTCATTGGTAAACTCTTTGAGGATGGCGGTTTACTAGCAGGTATCGGTAAGGTTGTTATGGGGTTGTTTGGAGAAGGCGGTGCACTGGCAGGCGTTGGCGAAGCTGTTATGGGCGTTCTGACAACCATTGCAGGTGTTATTGGCATAACGGTACCAGAACTCGGACTAATTATGCTGGCAATTGCTGCTATCGGTGTGGCAGGCTTTGCACTTATCAAAAACTGGGATAAGGTGAAAGAGTGGTTTGCCAATTTTGGCGAATGGATCTCGAATCTGTTTCAGAATATTGCTGAGGGCATCGGAAACTTTGTGTCCAATTTGGTGGAAGGTATCGGTAATGTATTCAAGAAAATCTGGGAAGTCGGCAAGAACATTGGTCAGGGTCTTTGGAACGGTGTGACCAGTGTAGCTTCCGGCATCTGGAATGGCATCAAAGGCTTGGGCAGTTGGATCGTGAATGGGTTTAAGAGCATTTTCGGTATCCATTCTCCCTCGACTGTTATGGCTGAGCTGGGTGCTTACATGGGACAGGGCTTTGCAAATGGCATCACCAGTACCGAGGATGGTGTGAATCGTTCCATGGACGATATGACCAGCTCTGCACTTGACATTGCCACGAATGCGGCCCAGATGCTCTATGATGTTGCAACCGGACAGGAGACTGCTGAACCGATTTTTACGCCGGTGCTGAATCTTTCTGACTATGCATCTCCAACCAGCTGGGCAGCTACACAGGCATATACGCCTTCTGCTGAAACAGCGGAACGTGTGTATCGCAGTAATGAACTTGCACAGAGAATTGGTGGAAATCAAAATGGAGCGTTTACGAAGTCCCGGTCAGACAATAGCGATGTGGTAAACGCAATTAGCCAGCTGGGCAATCGCGTGGATCGAATGGCAGAATCGATCAGTAAAATGAAGCTTGTACTTGACAGCGGAAAGACTGTTGGTGAACTGGCACCGAAAATCGATTCTAACATGGGAGGAAGAAACATTCTGGCAGAAAGAGGGGTGATTTGATTGGAACGTGAGTATTCTGTGAATTTTGGACAGTACAACACGTGGTCTGATTGGCACCTCACGCCTGCAGAACGCCCCATCGTTGTGCCTCCGACCGAAAAAACGCATAATATCGACTTGCCGGGTGGCAGCGGTGTAATAGATGCAGCACAAGCATTGACGGGCTACCCGGTATTTAATATGCGAGAAGGAAGCTGGGATTTTTATGTAGAAAATGACATCGAACCCTTTATGACGATCTACAGCAAGGTGATGGCCGCACTTCAGGGTAAACGACTTCGCGTCAGCCTGGAAGAAGATGCGGCCTATTTTTATGAAGGCCGATGCTGGGTGGACAATCCTAAGCAAAGCAATGGCCACACTATACTTACCATAAACTATAGCTTGAACCCGTATAAGCACAAGTTTGCGGACATTGGAAAAGTTGTGAAAACCACCGTTAATGGCAGCGCTACAATTTTCTCTGGTTCGGTCAGCAATTATACGGGCGAGCCGATTTGTCCGAAATTGGGCATCGAATTGTCTTCTGGGAATGCTATGTCCATTGAGTTCACAACATCTAGCAGACGGTATACAACATCGCTTGCAAAAGGCACGTGGGTTGACCCCATTATCATGCTGATACCAGGGGAAACGACGTCCATTGTTGCGAAAGGCTATGGGACAGTGAGCTTACAGGCGATTGGAGGATGGTTATAGTATGTTTAGCGTATACGCTGACGACAAACTGTTCTATTCGCCACGGCTGTTGGATGAGGGATACGCTATTACAGAACCTCAGGCCACGCTCGAATTGAATAAAGCAGGCAGCTTTACGTTTAATTTGCCATTCATCAATCCGATGTACTCCAGCTTGAAAAAACTGAAGACGATCATTACGATTCGAGAAGATGACGAGGTGCTCTGGAAAGGTCGTGTATTAAACGACGCGAAAGACTTTTACAACACCAAGGCAGTTACTTGTGAAGGTGAACTGGCTTTTCTGAACGATATTCAATATGAACCGCATGATTATTCCAAAAAAGGAATCAAAATGGGGGAGTATTTCAAGAAGCTTATTGAGCACTATGCTTCTGAATGTTCGGAAGAGCGAATGATCAAACTCGGTAATGTGCGAGGAGCCTTTACGGATGTGCTTATCTATCCCAAAACAACGGATTACACGAACGTTTGGAATCTTATTTCTGGCAACCTTATTGGAGCATCGACCGGTAAAGTTGGCAAGGACGAGGTAGACCTGAGTGATTACGATAGATATTTGTACATCCGAAGGGAAAAAGGCGTATCTTACATTGATTTTGTGGACGACATTGGAAAAGCATCTAGCCAGATTATCGAATTCGGAAAAAATCTTCTGGATTTGAGTGAGTATGTGGATGCTTCCAATGTTTACACACAGATCATTCCGCTTGGCAAAGCTGACAGCAAGGGAAATCGTGTTGACATCAAGCTTGTAAATGGAGGAAAAAACTATTTACAGTCTGATAGTGCCATTGCACTCTTTGGCAAAATCCAAAAATCAGTTATCTGGGAAGATGTAACCAATCGAAACACTTTGAAAGCAAACGGGCAACGAATGCTGAATAAGGCTGTTGAGATGGCAATTAAAATTACGATTCGCGCATTTGACCTGCATCGAATCAATGTCAATACTGACAAAATTGATTTTGGTGACAAAGTTCATGTTGTAAGTCTGCCGCATGAAATCAGTTCGGACTTTCTTTGTTCCAAGATTGTATTCACACTCGATAATCTTGAAAATACAGAGTATACGTTCGGATTGGATTTTGAAACCATGTCCGGTAGCTTTGCATCCTACAAGCGTACCTACCAGTATAAAATGGAAAGCGCACTGGAGATTGGTAATCAGAATGCACAGGATCTTCTCGATGCGATGACCCGTATAGACTCTTTGCAGACACAAGTAGATGGCAGCATTTGCTCATGGTTTTATCCCGGTGTTCCTACAGCAGAAAACTATCCAGCTGTTGAGTGGACAACGCCTGAAGCAAAGCATGCTCACATCGGCGACCTGTACTATGACAAGTCAACGGGTATTGGATACCGCTGGACAGAGAATAGTGGGGGTTACTATTGGGACGTTATCGAAGACAAGCAAGTTCAGCAAGCTTTGCAGGATGCCTCGCGGGCACAGTCTACTGCGGATGGAAAAGTGCGTTGCTTCAGCGCCCAGCCGTACCCTCCGTATGAGGTTGGTGACCTTTGGGTACAAGGTGGTAGTGGTGATATTTTGTGCTGTCAGCATGACCGTGAAAGCGGCAGTTATGTGGCAAGTGATTGGGTGAGAGCATCGAAGTACACCGACGACACCAAAGCTATTGAAGCCGGAAAAACAGCAACGGATTACATCAAAGATGGCGCAGGTGGAATTCAGGTTGGTCCCAATGGAAGCAGCAATGTAACCATGACTGATGAGGGGCTAGTTTTTAATGGCATCCGTAATCTGGTTCCTCTTTGGGAAAATGCCGATCCTACATCCGGTATGGCAGGAGGAACAGTTATTTGTTCAGATGGGCGTCTGGCATCTTACGCAGCAATTGCAATTGGTTGTCAGGAATATTACACAAGCCCATTTGATAGCGCTTCGACAGAAGGCGGCCTGATCCAGTACACAATCGTAGTGCTGAATGGAAAGGAAGCACGTTGTTCTTATGCGTGGGATAAACCTCGTGCACGTAAGGTAACTGCCAGCAAAAACGGAATCACCTTTGGACCGGGCGGCTACTACGACACCAAAAAACTGGACAAGTGGATATGGCCGTGGACTGATGTGACATACGGCGCAAAGTTCGATGCTCACAATCAGTGCTGCGTGCCAGTCGTTATTTACGGATTTCTTTGAGGAGGTGGTGCTATGTATGTTACTACGTATAAAGCGGATGGGACGATTACCAGTATTGGAAAGGTGAACGATTCTTTCCCTGTAGACCGCGAGCACCCGCCTGATGGCTTGCTGTACACGGATGAGATACCGGATGGCCGGGGCATCATCCTGCAGTATAGAATTCAAAATGGAGAATTTGTTTATTCTCCACAACCGACCACAACTGAAGATAAGACCGAAGAAGAGGAGGTAACTTATCAATGACTGAATTGAATCTGATCCTTTCTAAGAATGGTCAGGCACAGCTGGCAGATGGCAGCAGCACCCTGAACATGGGCTATGAGGGCAACAAGAGTGTTTATGCTCTGCGTATTTCGCCCCGTGATGAGTGGGCCAATCTGACCATCAGCGCCTACTGGCACACCCCGAACAAGGAAATCACGCCCCCGGCAACCCTGTTCGCAAACAACGTGGCAAACGTCCCGGCTATCGTAACCGCGATCTCTGGCGAGGGTAAGGTGACCTTCCAGGGCATTCGCGATGGTGTAATCGTCACCAGTGCAGATGTGCCCTATGCTGTTGGTGAGAACAGTGGCACTGAAATGGCAGACCTTCCTGATGCTGGCAGCACTACATGGGAGCAGCTGATTGCCGCAACGCAGGCAAGCGCAGATGCAGCACGCAAGGCTCAGGCGGCAACCGAAAAGGCGGCCACTGGTCTGAGTGCTGTTTTGACCGCTTCCGCCGCTGCGCACAATGGCATCTTCCGTGGCAAGAACCTGGGTTCTGCTCCCACGGAGGCACAGCTGGCAGCCATCAAGGCGGGTACCTTTGACGACCTGTACGTGGGTGACTACTGGTCCAATGGCGGCGTGAACTATCGCATTGGCGGTTTTGACTACTACCTGAAGTGCGGCGATACCAGTTTCGAAAGCCATCATGCAGTCATCGTGTCGGATACCCAGCTGTATACTCACAAGATGAACGCAACCAATACGACTAAGGGCGGCTATGTCAACAGCCTGATGCGTCTGGAAGGTCTGGCACAGGCCAAGGAAAAGGCGGTTGCAGTGTTTGGTGCAGACCATGTGCTGACCCATCGTGTCTTCCTGACCAATGCTGTGACTAACGGTAAGCCTTCTGGCGGCGCATGGTTCGATAGCGATGTGGAGCTGATGAACGAGAACATGGTCTACGGCAGCCATATCTTTGCTCCTAGCTGCGACGGCAGCACGATTCCCACGAACTATACTGTGGAGAAGAGCCAGCTGCCTCTGTTCCAGCTTGCACCGCATCTGATCTCGAACCGCCAGTGGTTCTGGCTGCGGGATGTAGTTTCGTCTACGCACTTCGCGGGTGTGGGCAACTACGGTGGTGCGGACTACAACAACGCTTCGAATGAGTATGGCGTTCGTCCCGATTTCGTCATCGGCTGATCAGCCATCAGGCGGCCTTGTGCCGCCGTTATTTTTTGTTTGAAAGAAGGATTTTTGCGTGTCTAATATTCCTAAAAGTAGGAGAAAAGCGACCTCATTGGATGCTTTGGCACTGGCCCAGAATATTCGCTCTGAAATTACAACGGAGTTGATGCTGACTTTTGGGTACAGCGAAAAACGGCTGGAACAGCACATCCGTAAAGTCACAGATTATATTCAGGACGATGCGCTGCGGGAACGAGCTGCAGCTCAACTTCGGGAGACTAATCAGGACTTTAGTATGTGGTTTATTGAGAAAGAGCGGGACGAGGTTCTGAGGCTTTCTCGTGGAATATCGGCACACCTTCGGGCAGCTAACACGATCAGTCCTGTCAATATGAGTGAGTTTGAGGAGCGCAGACTGCAACTGGACAAAGCGCTGGAATGTTGCAATGTGCTCCAGGACGAACTGAACTATATTGCAAAAGTTCTGCCTGCTGACAAAAACAAATACACGCGCATTGTATTGAAGCTTGAGAAAGACTTCAACCTCATTAAAAAATTGCGGCAATCTGATAACGGGCGTTTCCTACCGCACATTCAGGCAGCCGCAAAGTCCGAATAACAACAATTGGGTAGCCTTTGAAAAGTTTCGTCTACGCACTTCGCGAATGTGAACAACAACGGTAATGCGAACTACAACAACGCTTCGAATGAGAATGGCGTTCGTCCCGATTTCACATCCGTGCATTATGGACAGGATTCCCTGCACGGCAATGGGAAAGGAAAGGCTATCCGTTCGGGAGATAACCCGATGAATGATAACTGTGACGGTTCCGGTTACGACCGATGAACTTACAGCGCAGTTTATGAGGCAAAATGAATCCTTATTACGACACAAACGTTCTCTATGATGCGGGAGACCGCGCAATGAATGGCTCTCAGTTTAAGTATGCTTCGAAACTTTATAAGTTGAATCAGCTTCTCATCACAGCAAAATTACAGAAGGCACTTCAAAATGGAACTTACCATCCGAAAGGGAGTATGAAGTTCCGATATCGTGAGCGAGGAAAGGAACGCCTCATTTCCAGCATCGTGACCCCTGACAAGGCGGTGAACCATGTAATTTGTGACGAGGTACTGACTCCATATCTACAAAAGTTTCTACAGTACGACAATTCGGCATCCCAAAAGGGAAAGGGTGTTGCATTCCATCGAAGACGTTTTGAAAATGACCTGCGTAACTACTACCGCGAAGAAGGTACGAATGAAGGGTATGTGCTTTTTATCGACTTCAGCGGGTACTATGCGAACATTCAGCATGAACCGTGCAAGGCGGTGCTTCACGAGCTACTCGAAAAGAGCGGTCTACGTGATGAACTTCGGCTTATCACCGAGGACTTGATGGATGAGATTTTCAAGACGTTCGAGATGGATGTCAGCCGATTCTCGGACGAGGACATTGAAGCCATGATGAATGGCAAGGTTGACCCTTTTATGAACATGGGCGTGCCGAAAGAGCTTTTGACCGGTGAAAAGATGCTGGCAAAGGGAGCCGATATTGGCAACCAGCTGGCGCAAAACATTGGTATCACATTTCCTTACCGAATTGATAACTACTGTAAAATTGTCTGCGGCATGAAGCATCAAGGCCGCTATTCTGACGATATGCATATCATCCATCGGAGCAAAGAAGTGCTTCTGAAGGTTTTAGAGGGTATCAAGACAATCGCGGCAGAGTACGGGCTGATTCTCAATGAGAAAAAGACGCACATCTGCAAGCTTTCTGGCGAGTATCGTTACCTTCAGATGAAGTACACGTTGCTTCAAAATGGAGTGGTTGTACGAAGAATTCACCCAAAAGCAATCACAAGAGAACGCCGTAAATTAAAGGCTTATAAGCGCCTGCTGGACAAAGGAATCGTAACCATAGAAGAAATTGATGGTTATTTTCGCTCCTGGCTCAGCGGGAACTACAAGTATATGAGCCGCGACCAAATCTATAAGATGAACAGCCTGTACGTGAAGCTGTTCGGAAGGAGTGTAACATGGAAGAAAGGGCATGGAAGGTTACGTTGGCTGATGGCACATCCCTCGGCAGCCTGAAGCTGAACGGTAACAACTTCATCAGTACCACCGAAGTCACCAAAGAGATGTTCGAGGACAATCTGACAGAAGTGACCATCGAGGGCGGTGACACCATCGAGAAGCATGAGAACATGGAACTGGTGCAGATCAGCAAGATGGGCGAAGAGTGGTGGTTCATCCTGCGGGATATTCCGGCAGAGGAGCTGGAGCAGATGGCTCTGAAGGCGCAGCTGGACTATCTGAGCATGATGGTTGACCCCGAGCTGTAAGGAGGTGTTCAAAATGGCAAATCACAGCAAGAAGTTCAACGATGTGCGTTCCTACTACAAGTATCACATGTGGAAGAAGCGGCAGGTCGTGAATGCCGTGAAACAGGGCTGGATCACGGAGTACGAGTACGAGGAGATCACCGGCGAAAGCTATCCCGTACAGAAAGAGGAAGAAGTGGCCGTGGCAGCCGCGCCGGTTACTGAGACGCCTCAGGTTCCTGTTACGGCGGAGACCAAGGGTGGCACCGAAGATGCAAGCGAGGGAGCAGATGTGACCTCCGAGGAATAAGGAGGGCATATGAGCATCGAAGCATATTCTCTTCTGAAGAACGGCAACCTGAAGCTCTCGGAACACTTCAAAGTCCGGGAGTTTTATTGTCGAGACGGCTCTGACCCGATTTTCGTGGATACAGAGCTTGTGGAGATTCTGGAGAAGATTCGTACCCACTTCAACAAGCCTGTGACCATCACGAGTGCATTCCGCACGGCAAGTTGGAACGCTAAACAGAAGAATGCCGCCAAGTACAGCCAGCACCTCTATGGCAAGGCGGCGGACATTCAGGTGCAGGGCATCAGCGTGGATCAGGTGCATGCCTATGCGGACAAGTTGCTTGCGGGCAGGGGAGGCGTGGGCATCTATCCTCCCGGCCTTGGCAGAGCGAACGGCTGGGTGCACGTGGACGTGCGCAAAGAAAAGAGCCGGTGGAGGGGGTGATGCCAATGGAGACCATCCTTTCCGCCATCATTGCCGGAGCGGTGACGCTGATCGGCGTATTGATCGCAAATTCAAAATCCAATGCGGTCATGGAGTACAAGATCGAGGAACTGACCCGCGAAGTACGCAAGCACAACGGCTTTGCGGAGAAGATCCCTGTGATCCAAAGAGATATTCAGGTACTTAACCATCGGGTATCTGATATCGAAACATACGAACACGAAAGGAGCTAACACTATGAACTTCAACATTACTGCGGGTACCATTGCACGAACTGCTGTTCTGCTGCTGGCGCTTACCAATCAGCTGCTGAGCGCCATGGGCAAGAGCCCGCTGCCCATTGAGAGTGCTACCGTGGAGCAGTTGGTGACGGCAGGCATCACGACCATCGCGGCCCTCATCGCTTGGTGGAAGAACAACTCCTTTACCAAGGAGGCCATTGCGGCAGATGCTGAGTACGACCGGCTGCGCAAACAGAACGGGAAGTGATTGATATTTGAGGCAGGAGGAAAAAAGCGAGCGATATCCTGACTGAATGTTTTTCTCCGGCTGCCTGAAATAGTTTCATCTGACACTCATCGTTGACCCGATAGGTCTGTTTTAGATTGGAGTGGTCGGTAAGATGAAGAAAGACCCTGTGATATTTATGCTGGTCCTCTAGGGCTGCCATGAAAATTACAGGGTCTTTTATTTTTGCCCTAGAAAATGTTGCAATTTGAGCGTAGAAGTCGTATACTGGCAGCATAATGAATCATTTGCACGCACACCGATAAATACAGAGATTTTTGACTAAATTTATTGCCTACCTATTATATACCAGTTCCTGCGGGATGCCATTCTGCTCACCATGAACGAGCCGGACTATATCAACGCCGTGACCAAGCGCCTGTACCCGGAAATCGCCAAGAAAAACGGCACTACCGCCAGCCGCGTGGAGCGCGCTATCCGCCACGCCATCGAGGTGGCATGGGATAGGGGAGACGTGGACACCCTCAACAGCTACTTCGGCTATACCATCCACAACCTGCGGGGAAAACCTACGAACAGCGAGTTCATCGCGATGATAGCTGATAAGATGCGGCTGGATAAGCGGCAGAGGGTGGGGTAACATCTGCAAATTGAAAATACGGCTGATTTGAGCGCTGCTTTTGAAAAGCGTGATAAAAACTAAATTAACAGAAGAGCCGCAGTTGGGGATTTTCTTCCCAGCTGCGGCTCTTTTGATATGAATAAACGTATTACGGCTCGATTTTGATTTTATCTTTGGCATATTCCAACGCAAGGCCAATAAGCTCGTTTCGAGAACGGTTCGTCTTTTGCGCTAAATCGTCGTAAAAGTCAACAATGGATTTGTCTACCCGAATCGTGAACATAACAGGTTCTGTGCGCTTTGTTATCTTGAGTTCGTCCATAATTATCACCCTGATTCTATTATGATGCACAGAACGATAGAAAGAAATGTTGCAATTATGTTTACAATTAAACATAAAATGATATAATGGAATAAAGAAGCCAAAACAAGGAGGATTGTACAATGGAGTATCATTTTACAGGGACAGGTGATTCACTGGACGTTACCTTTATTGCAGACGGCATCATTGATGGAAGCGGAAAGGTTATTCCTTATCCAGCAATTAAGAGCATAAAGGTAAAGCGAAAAGGAAATGAATCGGTATTGATGATTACAGCAGAAGAGAATGATACAAAAGTTGAATACTGCTATTCTGTTGCCCCAAAGGACGAGGAAAGCCTTAAAAAAGCAGTAGCTGATATTGAGGCATGCTACATAAAGAAACGAAAAGGAAAATATTTACTAAATTGGAAAATTATAGGCATGACGGCAGTGATCTTTTTGCTGGTATGCGGTGGTGGCCTCGGTTGGTATGCGAATAATAGTAGAGAATTAGCCGACAGCGAAAAAACAGCCGATAGTGAAATTACTTCGTCGCAAAAAGGCAGCGTGGATAACGAACCTCGAATTGAGTTTGAAGAAACAGAAACCACGAAAAGAACAGATACAATCTATAATTGTCCAGAATACACCGTATACCCTACAAACATCAATGCAGATAAGATTGTATGGACAACAACGGATGAATCTGTTGCGAAAGTTGAAAATGGAATGTTATATGCTGGAAAAGAGGGAACGGCGCAAATAACTGCAACGATTGATGGTAATATAAGCGCGTCTATGACTGTAAACGTCAAAAGCAAGGCTAAGAAAACTTCAACTTCATCGTATAACAGTTCAAACGATGAAAATAGTTTGACATACAGTTCGAGACCCGGTTGGATTACAGGCGGTCCCGGTGCTGGCTCTACGGGAAAGGTCTCTGGTAAATCTTCTAATCAAGAATATCAAAATGCTTTAACGAAAGGCTTACAATACGCAAACCAGCTTCATATGTCAAAGAAAGCAGTATATGACCAACTGACATCTTCTTATGGAGAAGGCTTCCCGGCGGATGCTGCACAATATGCTATTGATAATATGACGGGCGTAGACTGGAATGCGAATGCCCTCGAAAAGGCAAAGCAATATTATTATAATATGTCGATGTCCAAAAGCGCAGTTTATGACCAGCTTACTTCGGAATATGGTGAACAGTTTACTGCGTCTCAGGCACAGTATGCAATTGACCATCTGGATTGAGATACAATAGCCGAATAAGAGAAAGACCGCAGACGGAACAAAAGCCGTTTGCGGTCTTTCTCTTTGCATTTTCCTTCCCATCTGGTACAATGGTGCAGAAGGGAAGTGACAAC